CTTAGCAGAATTACGCTGTGCTGCCGTAGTCATGTTTTTAGATTCTGGATAAAGGGTTTCCAAAACCTGTTCCATGTTGTCATGCGGAAAACCAACCACAGTAATATTTTTTGCTTTCGCGTTAAGTTTCATAACCACGTCGAAAACAATACGACCGCCGCCAGTTTTAATAATCTGAGCAGATTGCTCTTTGTTTGCTTTCTTGTCATACGTCGCGCCCCACGCAGTAACGTATTCCAAGGTTTTTACGCAGAACTTAGCGTCTACTGTTTCTCCGTTGAACATAGCTCTAACTACTTTCAAAATAGAATCAGCAGAGTATGCAGGAATAACAGAGTTCAAACCTACGCCGATACCTTGTGTACCGTTAAGCAAAAGATTCGGCAACAAAGCAGGCAAAAGAACAGGTTCAACTTCTTCCCCATCGTAGTTCGGAACCGTTTCAATAATTGGTGTATAGAACGGGTCGAAAAATACTTTCATTGCATAACGGGAAATTTTCGCGTTGGTATAACGTTGCGCAGCAGCACGTGTGTCACTAAATGAACCGAAGTTACCCTCACCTTCAAAAGTTGGCATCGGTTTATTAATTGCAGTAACCATTGCTTCATACGCAGCACTATCACCGTGCGGGTGATATTTACCGATAGTGTCACCAACAATACGCGCAGACTTTTTAGTCTTCGTTGTAATTCCAGCTACATGTGCAGCCCACAACAAACGACGTTCAACAGGTTTCATACCATCTAAGATAGACGGAATAGCACGGTCTTCATTAACAGCAACACCGTAATCGTAGTATTGCCCTTCTGCAAAACCCAAAAACTTTTTGGGAATAACAGTACCATCTTGTTCAGTTAACACCAACGGTTTTACTACGGCTTCTTTTTTGGAACGTTTCTTTTTCACAGTAGAATCTTTTTTCTTACTCGACATTTTCAGTGTCTCCGGTTGATACACCTAAAAGCTTTTTACGATAAGCAGGCTTTTTACCCATAAGGGCTTCAAAGTTACTTATTTCTTTTTTACCCATTGGCTGCAACTGATACAAAGTACGCGTTGATTCCATACCAGCAATAGCCAAGTCTTCTGGGTTCATTTCACCCCATCCTTTAATGTGGCGAATTTCAGCGCGCTTTTTATCTTCTGATTTCAGACCAAGTTTTTTCAGCACAGACTTTTTACTTGAACCGAAAACAGTCTTGCCTTTGTATCGCGCCAAATATTCTGGACCACGCAAAACAAAAATACGCCCTTGTTCAATCAATTCCGGCGCAAACTTATAAAACACAGTTTGCAGCAGAGTGTTAATGTGTTTTCCATCAACGTCTGCGTCAGCCATGATAATGATTTTACCGTAAGGCATATTACTTGTCGGAACTTCCAAAGATAAATCAACACCAATAGCGGCAAGGATTGTTTGCACTTCTACGTTGTTAATAATCTTTTCCGGTTGTGCATCCATTACGTTAAGCGGTTTACCTTTCAACGGAAAAACAGCTTGTCTATGGATGTCGCGGGCTTTCTTAGCAGAACCACCAGCAGAATCACCTTCCACCAAATACAGTTCACAGTGTTCAGGGGCAATCTTGCCAGTAACGTCAGCAAGTTTTTTACTGAGTACTGCTTTTTGATTTTTAATACCGGCGGCAAGTTTTTTGTCTTTCAACAAACCTTGGTGGCGCTGGTGAATTTCAGTTGCGCGCTTCAACCAGTTTTTAGTGAAAGAACGATTCTGCATAAAGAATTCACGGAACGCTTCATACAACGTATCATAACAAGCTTGAGCAACACGCGTATCAACAAGCTTTTCTTTTGTTTGCGAATCGAATTCAGGTTCCTGAATATTGTAGTTCAGAATACCTACGATACCATCAAACAAATCTTTGTCGGAATATTTCATCCGTGAATTGCCATACGTTTTAATGGCTTCCTTAAAAGCTTTTACGCAAGCTTTCTGGTGCTCACCACCTTCAATGTTTGCAATTGAATTGGTGTAGTACTCAATGTTATCTCCGTTAGCGTCGGTAAACGCAATAGAAATTTCTACGTTATCGGAATAAAGCGTAAACACTTTTTTGTGGAAGTATTCAGCCTCAAATTCTTTTACCTTTTTGTCTACATACTCAGGCAGACCTTCTTTGGAGTGATATATTTTTTCTTCTGAACCATCAATACTTACGCCGATTTTAATTCCTCGGTTAAGATACGAGGACAATTCAGCCCAACGATGAATCTGGTTAACGTCCAATTTCTCTTTCTTGAAGAAAGAAGAATTCGGAACCATACGAACAATAGTACCCGATTTTCTTTTGAACGGGAGTTTACTTGAACTAACTTTTTTAACTGGCGATTTTTCTTTACCTTCAACAAACTTGGTATGATGCCAGCCACCTTCTTTTTTACGGAATGTCCACACTTCAAACTCGGAACACAGCGCGTTTGCCGCAGTAATACCTACACCGTGAGTACCACCAGAGTTTTTATACGCATCCGATTTAATTTTACCGGAAGACTGCAAAGCGGTAACAATGTGAGTGAGTGTAGAGATTTTTGCTTTGGGGTGTTTTTCAACAGGAATACCAACACCTTCATCAATAATAAAGGCTTCCTGTTTTTTCGAGTCAAAAACAAAACCGATATATGGGTTACGACCAGCACGGGATTCGTCAAGCGAGTTATCTAACGCCTCGCGCACTATGTTAAACAAACCTTGTTTATTCAAAGGTCCAATATACATAGTAGGTTTAGCTTGAATTTTTGCAATGTCGTTAGCAAAATAGCTTACGTCCTTTGCAGAATAATTTTTACGTGGTTTTGTATTATCTTTGCTTTTTACCTTAGTCATTTTTACACACTCTCCTAAATAGTATATGACCAGCATCGTAACTTTTTACATAACCAGCTTGTTTCATATTTTCAGACTCGCTTTTTTGTTTGTCATACTTTGAACCTAAAACTTTTGGTAGATTTTTATGCCTTGTTTGATACTTCGTGTAAACAACACCTGCTTTTGACCAAAGGTAAGAGGGTTTGCTTCTTCTTACCTCATTAAAACCTAGAACTTTGTACACAGCACCAGTAGTGTACCTACAGTCTGCGTAAGTCTTTATAGAAGTTGGCGTATATTCACGCTCGAACATTTTTAATAATTTACTAGGCCCACCTTGTATTGAGTAGCCTTTTCGTGAACACAACCGAGTTAGTTCCCACTCTGAAGAAAACCGTTTGGAAAAAGACATGAGAGAAATCAATTTGCCTTTATAATAAAGTCCGTAGTAAACAGACGTTCCTGCGTCTCTTCCAACTAAATGATAATTATCTAAGAATTTTTGGGCTTTACTCGTTTCTACTTTTTTTACTTCACAGTTCCTAGCGCCTACTTTTTTTACATTCAACTGCAACTTGGATTGAAGTAAAGAGAACACAGCGTTAGGTCTATTTATTACTTCGTGCCGCCAGAATTGAAATAAAAAAATACCTTTGTCTTGGCAGGCTTCAAACTTGGCGCGTGGTTTATACTTATTTTTACTACTTATCTTTGTAGAATGCCAGTATTCACCATGAAGTTCTATACCTAGTTTCTGTTTTGGCAAATACAAATCAATTTCTAGTCGAGGTTCATCTAATAAGCCTCTAACATTTTGTTTGACTTTAAGATTAAATCTTTTCAAGAATTTATAAACTTTCTTTTCAAGTTTGTTGTTCTTGATAATGTTACAGCAAGGACAAGAAGTACGTTGGTTTATATGATGGTCCCAAGTAAAGTAGAAAGTCTTCCCAGTTTTCTTGCATACAGCTTTCGTTATTGTTTTACACCCAAGATACTCAGACAGTGAGTAATCGTATGCGTTTTTATGAATTCTGTTGGCTTCACTTATAGCTTGAGCTAAAGACTTTAGTTGCTTAGTGCTACTATTTGAGTACCCACATTCCTTACAACCTTTTTTGTGCCAGTAAAAATTTATAGGTAAAGTTTCCCAGTTACCGTGTTCTGGACAAATCACAGTAATTTTTTCTTTTGGTCCTTTGTATTGAATTAAAGAATAGTCGTAGTTGTCCCCGTGGATTTCTCTACATTTTTTAACGAATTCCTTTGTAGACATTTTGGTTCTGTTTTCTGCTGCACACTGTTTGCACCCTTTGCCCCGTAAATGATTATCCGGAGTTATGTCCCAGTTACCGTGACGAGGGCATGTGACTGTAACAGGTATGCGTACACCAGAAAAAATTACCTTGGAATAATCGTAAGTGTTGCCATGTACAAATCTGAAAGCCCGTAAAAGAGATTCTTTATCCCATTTCCCATTTTGTTTGAACTTGGAATACGAAGTTTCTTTAATTGTCATGGCAACAACCTACGACTTAATTTAGTCTGAATTCTCATTGAGCATTTCATTAACCAAGCGCAGAATTTCTTTCTGTTCTTGGGGTTCTTTTCTTTTCAGCCTGTTCATTTTACGAGTTACAGAAGCCAAGTCATTCTTGCGCATAGACTCGACAATTTTGGTGGCGATACTTTTATAGTCGCCGCCAATACGAATTGAAACTTGTTTTGCAGGGCAGTATTCATTGCCTTTTGAAAAGTGACACTTCGTATAAGCTTTTGCATCTGCATGACTGCACAAGGAATAACAATTGAGGCAGTCCGTAGAATACAGAAAAATTTTGTGCCGGTTATCTACTTCAGGAAGCTTTTCATCTTTGCTTCTTTTTTTGGAAGCGGTTGACGACTTAGACGTTTTAGATTTTTCAGTTGCCATAATTAGTTACCTGCATAAACACAAATATGGCTTGTGCCTAAAACAAGCGCACAAGCCGTATCAAGGTTTTCAACAAACGGGGACCAGCGTAAGAAAATAACCACGCTGACTTTTTGCAAAACGACGACGGCGCTGTGAACTATGCGCAATAGTATAGTCATTAGAATCGCCGAAAAGACGTTTTGCAGTTTCGAGGTTAGCTTGCATCGAAACTTGAGAACGCAAAATAATTACAGGTTTTTTTGTTTTCTTTTTTTCGAGGCTGTAAAGATTTTTGGTTTTCATGTAGTGCTCCCGATTATTGTTATGAATTTTCAACAGAAACACAGAAAGGCGGAATTTCCGCCTTTCTGCTTACTTCTGTTTATTCCATTTCAGATTCAGATTCGCTTTCGCTTTCTGATTCTTCTTCACTTTCGCTTTCGCTACCAGACTCAGAACCGGATTCGCTTTCGCTACCAGACTCAGAACCGGATTCGCTTTCGCTTTCACTTTCGCTACCAGACTCAGAACCGGATTCAGAACCAGATTCAGATTCGCTTTCACTTTCTGATTCTTCTTCACTTTCGCTTTCGCTTTCACTAGCAGCTTTTTTACCAGCTTTTTTAGCGGCAGCTTTTTTCGGCGGTGCTTTCTTTGCAGTACCACCACCAACAGCGGCGGCCAGCGTATCAATACTTTCCTGCATTGACTGAATAGCTACCAGCAATTCATTCAGAGATACTTCTTTGGATTTCTTTTGTTTTGCCACGGCAGTGCTACCTTTTTTGGATGATGTTTTTGTTTGCTCTTTCGGCGGACGACCACGGCGAGCAGCCGGTTTTTTCTCTGCTACTTTCTTAGCGTCTTTCGGCGGACGACCGCGACGACCAGTAGTAGCTTTAGCAGCTTTCGTAGTCTTTTCTGCTTTAGCAGGACGACCACGCTTTTTAGCTGCCGGTTTTTTAGCGGCAGCTTTTTTCGCTGCGGCAGCTTTCGGCGGACGACCGCGCTTCTTAGCCGGTTCTGCTTTCTTGCTGCTTTTCTTTGCGGTTTTCTTTGAAGCCATTTTTAAAATCCTCATTGTTTGCAAACAGTGCGATTAAGCACAAGGAACTTTACAGTTTATAAAATAAGACTACTAACGGTAACGGTACTTGGGGAAATTCAAATTTTAATACGGGGTCATAAATTATCCTCTGGTATTTTATCTAGGTTAATTATTTGCACTACACTTTACAGGTTAGGGTATTTTTCTCCGGGCGTAATTCTGCCCATTGTCCGTTCCCATAGTTGCCTATAAAGGTAGCCGGTAGCGGTAGGTCTATTTACAGGGTGTCCGGGTGGCAGGCCGAAATACCCCCAGCCTTAATAGTACAGGGCATTTCCAGTAAATACAATACCCCTTATTTACGGGGAATTAATGGGTATTTTTATCCTTTTTTAAATATGCCCGGAAATACCCCGGAAATTGACTGGTCAAAAAATGACCAATTTCCGGGGTCTGGGCCGGGTGCCAAATACCCCTTAATTCAGGCAATAAAAGGATAGTCAATTATTCCTGTTCCCAGCCAAATAAATCTTTTGGTTTATCCGTAGAATTTTCTGGCTTTGAATTTTCTTTTTCATTTACCTGTGATTCAGAAAATTCTTTATCTGAAATAACACAATTAAGCCGTATGTGTCGTACAGGAATTTCTGGGGTAAAAAACAAGTGCACAGTTCTGACACAATCCTGCAAGAAGTCGTGCAGTATACTTAGCTTTTTATTTGGTGTTTCATTCTCACGTTGGCTTGTGTGAAGAAGATGGTTAAAAAGAGCAGCTTCAAATACTTCCCTGTCTATATAGACACGACTTGTTTTAGGGTCATATTTAAATTGAAAGGTAGTAGCGTCTTCACCTTCGGAAGGTTCTGGAAACCGAAATACAACGAAGTGCTGTAAGTTACGTGTATCTTCCCGGCGCTCAAGTTTAGCACTTAATTCAGCTTCCGTTGGAACAAAGGTATGAGAAGGCGTTTTGAAATTAGGGTAGTTCGCAGGAAACATTACATCGTACAAATAAAAGAATACTTCTTTATGTAAATTTTTGGGGCCAAGATCAAGCACTTCTGACATTTTATTTACCTCCTTTGGATTAAGTACACTTTACAGGTTATTTAGTACCAATATATTTTTTGGCGAATTTAGGGTCGCTTTCTTTAATAGATTTAATGAAGCGTAACTGTGGTTGATAATCGTAGCCCTCTTCGTAGGCAATTTTTATCTTGCACTTTATTTTCTCTAGGGCTAACTCGGCATTTAACTGAGTTAATACGTCTAGGTCTTTTTGCAATTTAACATTAGTCTGTTCTTTGGTAATTAATTTTTTCAAACGTCGTATTTTATTCGCATTAGAATTAAGATTACTGACTACTTTAGTATATTCATCATGAGTTCTGAATACCTCGTCCGTAGTTTGCTTTTTATCTTTGTAGTCTCTTTTCTTTTTGCTCTTCTCATAGTAAATCTCTTTTAATTCATCATCACTATATTCAGTTATACAGTTTAAGGACGAATTAAAAGTAGTATACTTATAGTTATGATTGCATTTTTTTAACTTTATTTCATAACCAATATAAGGGAGCAGTAATTCAATAAGTACGTCAGCCACTTTCGAGGAATACACTATTAAGTGGCAAGGTTCCTTGGAATTAATGTCTCGAATAGAAAGACGAGCAACACTCTGCGCGATGTTCGCAGCAATCCACTGTTTACGATAATCGAATTCAGGAATGAAAGCAGTCAAAAAAGAAGCTAGCCTTGGTTGTGGATTAAGGGAAGCCAAGAAGATCATAATATGAATGTGTGAATAATTATTCATACCATGACTTTTAACGCTCATAAAGTCCATACCCGAGTTTACATCTGGGTAATTATACTCGATATAACTAGCAACTGTACTTTTAGTAACGTTGTTAGTGACTATTAAAGTATCAGTTGTATTTGAAGAAGTTAAATTAGTTTTTCTAAACTTATTTACTAATTCTTCTGCGTGTTTGAAATAAGGAATAATTGGTGGAGAAAAAAGTTCATCGAAACGCATACCTGTTACGGCAGTAATTTTTGCTTGAACTTTTTTAGTTACTTTTTTACCTGAACCCGGAGTGCGACCACGGTTGTGTAATTCTTTTATATAATATCTGTACAACGTATTAACAGAATACGTTTTAGTAGAATTACTTTCTACTGCTTTCCTGTATTTATCAAAACCCCGTGCCAAAATTTTAATAATTTTTGCGCGGCAGCTTTCAGGTAGTTCCGGATCAAGAATTTGAGAACCTAGTAAACGTAGCTTAGACAAATAACTATTGTCTTCACACAGACTGTGAATTTGAAGACGTTTATACTGCTTGATTACTTTACTTTTTCTTTTCGGGTTGAACAAATGAGATTGGTTTATTAACTCATAGTTCTTTTGCAGAATATGGAATAACTCACTGTGTTCAAAAAAAGCAGACATCAAATATACTTCGTGGAAACCATCAAACGCGTATTCAGGGCTAACGAAGTTAAAGAAATTAAACTGGGAACCATTCTCCATCATGTACACAGAGTAACGAGAGTCACACATCCTTTTCAACAACTCATAAAAATTAGAGTTGAAAAGAGTATCACCCATTGCTCTGTATTCAGTTAGAATTTTTTTGTTAGCAGTAAGTCGCATATAAGGAAGAATGTCTTTAGGCTTTAGAACGGGATGCTTGAAGCCTATTTCTTTTTGCTTTCTCAAAAATAGTTCACCGGACACGTAGTCCTTCATGAAGGCTTCATTATTTTTATCTACTTTCAAATTGTACTGAGAAATATTAAGTTCGCTAGCTTCATCAAAAATAAGCATACAGCGAGATTTAGTTTCTTCAAAAATGTCAGATGACTCTATATAAAGTTTATGTGTAATAAGGTAGACAGAACCCAAGTCTTTAGATTCATTAATCTCTTGAGTAAATTGTTCGCTTAGGCTGAAAGATAAAATAGAAGACTCTTCCGTAGAATGAGTATCCGCAGACATTATTAGATGTACCTTTGAACGAGGCATACCTTTTTTTATCAGGTCTTTATATACTTGCTGCAAAAGTTTTTTGGTGGGTGCACAGAAAATAGTAATTAACTTCTTCTCAGAATAGTTATTCAAAATAGTTTCAATTGCCCACTTTGTTTTACCAACAGAAGGTAGCGTAGAAATATAATTCAAGGCGGGTTTAAAAATTAACTCTGGGTCAGTATAAGGAGCACAAATATATCTGGACAATGGAGACTCAGTTTCTCTATGAAAAAAGAAAACAGAATCTCTTGCGTAGTAACGAGAACTCGACGGCTGTTTAATGTCATAAAGACGATACATTTTATTTCTCCGAAGTCGGATTTATTTTTGAATTAAATGCAATTTTGAATTAATTATTTACTGTACGTTTGGTCAGTGAAAACAAGCAAAATTACTGTACATGCGTACAGGAAAAGGTAGGCAAGTTGAAGGGTAGGCAAGTTGCGTTTGAAAACGAAAAAACCTTTCTAAAACACTATGACGTATGAAAATTTGAAAAACGACCTTCATATCAGACTATAACGGGTCGAATTTTGGACGAAAGCCGCGATATTGATCTAAAACGGGTGGTAGAACTGAAAAAAAGGTAGGCAAGTGACTTTTGACCTCTCTAGAATAAGGCTTTTTATAGAGCACTTTTGAAAAAACGCGATATTGCACTATGGCCCGTGTTCATGAAAGTGTACAAAGTTTTCGACCCTACATAGTATAAAAAAATCCACGCGTTACTTTACAGGAAACGCTATAACGTATGAAACTAGTGAAAAAACAGGCGTGGATTTTAATGAATCAACGCCGCGTGTATTTTTTACGGGTTTTAATTAATATAACAGATAAAAAATACACTCTTACCCATACTTGTTAAAATCTAACCCATTGGACAATAATCCATATACGAATTAAAACCCATTACTGGATAAATGTCCTAACTGGTTAAAACCCAAATAGTAAAACTTCAAATTTAAAAAATCATAATCAGAAAAGAAATAAACACAAACTAAAACAATCACAACTACTCGAAGCGAAGCGAGAGTAGTTGTTGAGTTACAAGCGAACGAAGTGAGCGCAGTAACCACAAGTCCAATTACTTGACGTTGGAACAGTATGGGAGTTTCGCTTCGCTCACTCCCGAACTGAATTTATTCGCTTCGCTCATAAATATCAGTTCTTGTTTTAATCATGTATGTTTCTTTTTCTTTGATTATGTTTTCGTTCCTGAATCTGTTTCCTGATACCCATGATAAATAATTACAGTCTGAATAATTACCCAGTGCGCAGAGCGCACTATTTAATTTCGTTGTGTACATGGATTTATTTATTCCCGAATTCTATTTATTTACTGTCTGTTAATTAACGTATTTATTCGTGCGCTGTGTGCACTATTTAATCCTCGAATTAAACCCTATTTAAATCCCTTCCCGGTTTCCTGCAATTCCCGCCGTTTTGCCCATATCTGTGTTATGCCTAACAACCCTTCCTGAAACCACTTGTTTTATAGTATGTTATTTGGCGCTTTCGCGCCCGCAACCCCATTTATTTGTGCATCCTAATTTCAATCTCGACAGCAATTAAAATGTTGTTGTTAAGCATTGCTTAAAAGTCCTAATTAGGAGTAACACAATATGAAAAAAGGTCACTTGGTTAAGGCCAGCCTTATTAACGGGCAGTCCAAAAACCAAGGGTCGCTTTTTTACGTTGTAGCTTCCGCAATTAAAGAAAGCCCGTCACAAGAAATTCTGGCAGGTTTTAAATGCAATAGCTGTAAGGCTACTTTTGCTTCTGCAAAAGATTTTGAGCCGCACTGTGTTGTATGCGCAAGTGAAGACGTTGAATTAGATGACACCTTGGATACTCCCGTTGAAAATGTGGAAGATACAGAAACTGCATCTATCCAATGTACTAAATGTAACTCTTTTAATATGGTAAGCCTTGCAGGTGCAGTAGCATTTGACAACCATATTAATTGTGCTGCATGTGCTAATGCACTTTCTTATGAATTACCGGAAAGTGTTATTGCAGAAATTAAAGAAGATTCAGAAGCATTTCCGGAAGCGGAAGAATCTGAATCTGATATGGAAGCAGAAGAAGCTGCCACCGAAGATACCGAATCCGAAATGGAAGAGGAAAATGAAGGTGACGAAGAAACTGCTGCTACCGAAGACGACGAGGATTTTGATTTAGACGAAATTCTTGACGACACTGACGACGACGAAATTGACGACTCGATGGAAGAAGAGTCGGAAGAAGTCGAAGACATTGACGAAGAAACTGCTGCTACCGAAGAATCTGAAACCGAATCTGAAATGGAAGAGGAAGAAGAAACTGCTGGTGCAGATGAAGAAGAAGTTACCGTTGACGACACTACAGAAGATGAAGTTGAGGACGAAGAAACTGCGGACACAATTAATTCGCAAGGTTCTCAATTTAATTCTGCTGTTCCGGAAGGTGAAACTTCTGAATGTGAAACTAAAGAAGTTGTTACGACTACCGAAGGTGGTGGTAACGGTTCTGTAGATAATGCTACGGAATTTAATTATGACGACGTTCCTGTAATGGACGTTGCACCGGCTGACGAAAATCTGGAATTCCAGTATTCAGATGACGGTGACACTATTACCGCATACAAAGGCGACTTCCCGGTTGCTGATCTGAAACGTGAACATGCTGGTGAAAATCAAAAGGTTTTTGCTAACGCTGCTTTCGTTCCTAGTGTTATTAAGTATGCAAAACAAAATTCGGAAACTGCTGCACTTAATGCTTTCGGATTTAAAATGCGTACAATTAAAGTACCTGTTGACAATCTTGTGCAGGCGCGTGTCGAAAAAGAATTGGCTAAACAAACTGCTGAACTCGCGTCCAGCAAAGAATCTTACAATGACCGTTTAACTCAGTCTCTGCAAATTGCTTTGGCTGGTGTAAACAAAAACTTTTTCCGTGGTACGTCTAATCCTTTAGTGGATGAACTGGTAGCAGAATTAGCCGCTTCTAGTTCGCTGCAATCTCCACGTGCTTTTGTTAACCGCGTATTCGCATCCTGTGGTGAAGACTTCGCAAAAGTAATTATGACAAAAGCTATGGAACTTTGCGGTAAATCAGACGAAGTGCGCAACGAACTTGCTGCTGCACTTGGTGACGTTAATATGGTTGATGACGACGAAGAACAAGATGATGACAGTGTAACTGCTCGTCTTGCTAGCGGCGGCAAAACCGTAAAAGCGAAATCTACTACTACCGTAGCTTCTAGCCATAAAGTTACTCAAATCTCGCAAATTAATGAGCGCGCTAAAGAACTTGGCGGCTTGTTTAACAAAATTTAAGTGGAGAAAAATCATGCTTGATTTCACCTTAACCAGATATTCCGATTCTCGCCAATTTCCTGTTGCAACGGGTTCTTTGATTACTGCCGAAGGTCAATGTCTTGTTAATGACCTGACTGATGGTGTACGCAAAGTTAAACCTTCTACTGGTACTGCTGCTGATGTATTTGCTGGCGTTTCTGTTGGCCAACAAATTACCATCACTGCTTTTCCGGGTTTTGAAAGTGCAGTAATTGGTGCAACCTATACTCTGAAACGCACTCCTATCAGCGGCCAAATTTTGGTAACTGCTAACGGTGTTGCTCTTACTGCTACTGCTGGTGCTCCGGCTAGCGGCGAGTATTCTATTACTGATGCAACAATTACTTTTAACGTTGCGCAAGCTGGTGAAGCACTGCAAGTTGTTTATCGTTATGTTCCTACCACTGTAGAAGCAAAACAAATTCAGGGTGACGAACCTGCTGGTGGTGCTGCTTGTTTGGCTATTGACCAAATCGGCGTTATTACTCGCGGCGTAGTTGCTACTACTGAATTTAATGCTGCTGACGCGTGGACCGCATCGTCTGCTGTTAAGACTGGTGCAAATGGTTTGTTCTCTGTTTCTGGTAACGGTACTGCTGTTCCGGGCACTATTGAACAACTGCCGGACGGTGATTCTCCGTTCTTGGTAATTTCCATTAACGCTAATCCGTAATTTAATTACGATTAACTTTCCTAAAATTCTGGAGAAGTCACCATGAAAAGAAAGCAACCTATTTTAGCTTCCGAGTTTCGTTTGGGTAAAGGCCGTAGTCTGGCCATTGCTTCTAACGGCGAATATAACGCTAACGACAAGAAAGACCTGTGGAATGTAGTTAACCAAGTTCTTTCGCACCTGCAACAAGGTGGTGCTGAAATTGTTAACGAAGAAACCGCTGCAAAACGCGAACAAGCTACTAAGCTTCGTCGTGAAGCAGTTATCGCTTCTTTCGATAACCGTGAAGCCCACGTTGAACTTGGCGCAACTATTACCAACGAACTTTATCAAGCTGCAAACCGCGAAGGTATTTGCCGTCGTTTCCTTGGTTATCAGGAACTGGCACAAGGCAATATTCCGCGTGTTAAACTGCGTAGCAAAAACGTAACGGCAGTAACCGCTGGTTCGCCGACGAAAGTTGAAACGCAAATTGTACGTGATAAAGTTTTCTTCCCGTCTGAAATGGATATTATCGCTCGTCCGTTTATCGAAGAGCGTGAAATTCAACAGTCTATTGATGACGTACTGGAAGAGAAATTTATTGAAGCACAAGAAGCAATGATGGTTGCCGAAGACCGCCTGTGGCGTCTGATGGCAGAAGCCACTATTGGTTCTTTCAACGGCAACGATCTTACTTTGGTAACTGGTGCATTTACTCTTGCATCTATTACTTCTGTAGCTTCACAAGTTTCGCGCTGGAACCTGAACACTCAAAACCTGTTCATGTCTTCTGACCTGCGTGAAGAATTTGCAAGCAGCCAGCAAGTTGCTAACGTAATTGACCCGGTATCTCAGCACGAATTGCTGATGACTGGTAAACTCGGTGTAATTTACGGCATGTCCGTAATGTCCGATGCTTATCGTCACCCGCAACATAAAGTTCTGAGCCGTGGTGAATTCTACGTAATTTCCGATCCGGTTACTCACGGTGTTTATACTGACCGTGGTGGTATTACTTCTGCTCCGATTGATATTTCTATCGAACAGAAAAATGGCCGTGGTTGGGTACTGTCTGAACTCTTCTCTGCTGTTATCGGTAACAGCCGCTCTGTTGCAAAAGGTCGCCGCGTTTAATTACACGGTTACTGTAAAGTGGGGAGACAACTTTTAGTTGTCTCCTTATTTTTCAACAGAGAGGAGAAACAGAATGTCTAAAAGAAAATCGCGGCTTTCATCCCTCGATTTTATCATTATGGCATCCTGTTATTCCGCTAAGGGTGATAAGAAAAAAGCCCTTACCGCTTTAACGGCTGCTAGTGAATGTGAAGATTTCGATACTGCAATTGCTACTTTAGCAATGGCTAACGATGCGTCAATGGACGTTGAATTTGAAGACTTCGACGAAGAAACCGCTGACGATAATGTTGGTTTATCTCAAACTGCTATCGACGAAATTGAAGAATTGGATTTTGAATCTGATGGTGAAGAAACTGCCGCAGAAGAAGAATCCGAGGAATTTGAGTCGGAAAGTGACCAGCAATTTGAGATTAGTAAAAAAACCCGCGATAAAATTAAAGCGGCTACTGATGAAGATTCCGAAGAATCTGAAATGGAAACTGAAAATTCAGATGATTTGGAAACGGCAGGTTTCGGAGATAAATACTCTGAAATTCTTGCTCAATTAGAAACTGAGTCAGAAAGCGAAGAGGAACAGGAAAGTGAGGAAGAGCAGGAAACTGCTGCCCCTAAACTTTCTCGTGCTGAACGTAATATGCTCAGGCTGAAAAAAGGCTGATTTAATCAGTATATAAAAAAGCCCAGTTGGAGAAATCCGCTGGGCTTTTTTGTTTTTCCAGCTTCACTAATTTTGACTAATTTTAAGTAGAATTATCCAACAGCGAGTGTATTTATGACTGGCTCGACGACTCACCAATACGCGCCATTACAAAGGCTAACTGATATTATTTCTGCTGCGTTATTAAAAAAAGTGCAGAAATATTTTTCTCAGTTAGAGAAATTCAAGCCGGGTGTTAAGTTAAAGACCGCAATTATTTGGTCTAACGACTTTATGAAAGACAACGCTTTTCAAGAATTATGCGGGTCAGACGGTATTACTTATCCATATCTATTTTTAAAATACGAAGAAGCTGACGATTGGGATGCAGGTTATTCTGGTTCCACTTTATCTAGACAGTTATTTACTATCACTCAGACCGACTCTGTAAATATTAAAATGAAAGTGTTACCAGAAATGTGCAGGGTAACAATGACTTTTTATTCTGACGATTTGAATCAAGTAAAAGACTTTGTGTCTTTAGTAAGGGAAGCTAAACATACGGGTGCTTTATCTTACACAGTAAGAATTGGTAATTTGTTTCCTTTAGACATTCGGGTATCTATTCTTACCGGGAATGTACAATATCCAGAACAAGATAATTCACCAGAACAGCAAAATATTTTTGCAGTTCCTATAAGTATGGCAGTCTATGGATATTCAGCCAAACCCTTTGCAGAAAATGATTTGATAACCGAACCTAGAATAACGTCTATCGTAATTGATGGCCATGTAGTAAGTAATGCAAACGAAATTACGGGAAGTCAGTTAACAGTAATGTACCCGGATTTTTCAATAACTGTAGACTACGAAGAAGACACAGGTGAATGACTATGGGTGACTTTGTTGCTTTGGATTTAAAACTTAATAAAGTAGTACGTAACCAGAATTTCCAAATTCATAATGTAAGAAACGCAAAAGCTGTCGGTGAAAATGAAACGCTTTCTACTAATACACATACTTTACCAGTTGGCGGTATTTTAGACTTATCTCATTTAAACACAGTTACTATGCTTGTGGTGTCTTCCAATAAGCCTGTCTACATCGAAGGTATTATTAATGGCATGTCACAAAAAACAGTATTCCCTGACCAAGCTACTTTCGTTTTAACCTGCCCTATAACAGATGTAGTGATTACAAATAATAGTACGGCTTCTGCACGTCTTACTATTACCTACATTGATATTGCTGACTTGGTGGAGTATTTAGTTCCTATGAGTTTAATACCTTTTGCTGCGTTTTCCAGAATTGCTCCGTTAGGTTTTACGGTAACTACGTTAGCTAACGTAAGAGTACAAAATTTAGGTTTGGAATATTTGGTTAACGATCAAGTAAGTGCACCTTCAAATTCTGCTGTAGGTCTTTACCGTATTTGTAATTCAGACGGGACACCTAATGTAAATGGTGACCATATTATGTATCTTGACGATAACATTACTCAGTCAAACGCATCCGGCACTTTGCAGTTATCTGTGGGCGAATTAGCTTAATTATACTCGGAGAAAAAAATGACAACTTTAGAGAAAGTAGCAGAAGCCCAAGAAGCTTTGAACAACTTAATGGAAGCAGAATTACCTTTGCGTAATATTTTGCTCAAAGGAACAGTAGACCCAACTCAAGCACCGGGTGTAGCTGCCCCAGAAGCTATTTTTTATTACAATACAACGTCAAAACTTCGTTATGAAAAAATAGGCCCGCTAAATACTGATTGGAGACTTGCCGGTTCTAATGCTGCTGACGCTTCAATGACTGACCATTTAAATGCAGCAAATCCACACCCAGTTTATGTTTTAACCGTTAACCACAATTCTGACATTAATGCATTGCAGCAACAAATTGACGATTTGCGTACTGGGTTTACTTGGGAAGAAGTTCAAACGGATTTTAATGTTAACCCTCTTTTAGATAATGTTAAACGTTACCGAGTAAATTCTTCTTCTGCAATTATTGGTACACTTCCGGAAACTTTCACTGACGGACAGTCAGTAATGTTTACTGACCAATCAGATAACTGGGATACTTATAATTTCCAATTAGAAATTCCGCCTTTAGCAACTTACACGCTAGAAGGTGCTGTTGATATTGGCGGTGGTGTTTTTAGAACTACGTTTAACACAAAAGGTTTAACTGTTCTTATTGTTTATGACGCTTCTGAAAATAAAGTATCAGTAAACTCTTTTGCTGGTGGTGGTTCTGGTGGAGCTGGGATTGTTTTTAACCCCACCCCTATTACAGCAAACACTACAATTGTTTCGTTAGCCGAATTTTCTGGATATTTTATTGACACTACTAGCGGTCCTGTTCAAGTTACGTTAGACCCGGCAGTACAATTAGTAGCGGGCGAAACAAGAATTGCATTTATTGATTTAGCTGGTAACTACAATGTTAATGGATTTACGTTCATCACCACACCTAGAACAGTATATGGTGATGTAGGTGGTTATTCGTCTAATACTCAATATGAATCCGTACAATTTATTTACACGGGTGAAACTCAGGGTTTGGTAGTGGAAACTATTGCCTAAGAATTTTAGAGGTAACTAAAATGATTTCACGTGAGACTTTATTTCCAAAAGCAAGTTCAGGTGGTGGCGTAAATATTGTTGATTGGAACATGCAAACTTCTGTAGTTCCACAGCCGCCAGTACTAACAGAAGTTCCCTCTGGCGAAATTCCTATTCCTACTGCACCATCTACTATTACACCTTCTACTATTTCTAATTCTTCTATAGGTAATGCAGCACCATCTTATTCTCTTGCTAAAATTGCAGACAACTGTAATTTTGGTGGTCCTAAATGGATGCTTGGTAGAGTAAATTCCGCGTCTGGAACTTTTGTTGCGGGTATGGATTTTATTGGTTTCGGTGTAATGTCTTTTGATACTATACCCGTGGGTGCTTTTGTTGGTTACTCTATGGTTAACCAACAATTAGAAATTAGAGACGTGACAACTCAAAATTTGTTAGCGTCGGCTCCCATGAATGTTAACGATTGGTTTGCTGTATATATTGACAACACTACAAATACAATCGGGGCTATTACGCAAGGCGGCCAAAATGTTTCTACTGTTATTACTTCTGTTCCTGATATATCAGGTTTTAGAATTTACGCGGGCGGCACCCTTATGGTGTCTTCTGGAACAGGTGCTTTTGAATTTGCAATTTCTATTGATACTCAAAACTTAGGAAACATTGATGTTACAGGTATGACCCCTATTGCAGTAAATGTAACCGTGTTACCTCAAGGTGCGGTAGTTGGTGATGTTTTCCGTGTAACTGCTGGTGGAACTTATAAGACGGCTACCTACGCGACTAATGACGTTATTCTATATGTAGACAACTCCCCAGAAAATCTTTTTAAACTGCCCACTAATATTTTAACTAATAGTAGAACAGTCAGAGTGCCAGAAGACTTTGCTAATATTAACATGGCGCTTAATGAAGCAAGAAAATTTATTTCAGTAAACAAGGCTCAATTCATAATCCTTATTTCAGAAGGCCATACTTTAACAGGTGCTGACGAAGTTTCTATACTTGGCGAAGACCTACCTAACGTATATATTCAAGCAGAAGGTACTGGTTGTAACGTAAATTTAGATGGTGGTTACTTATTCAGTATTATTCAAAGTTCGTTTGGTGGCTTTTTAGGAACTTTTACTGACCAGTCTACCGTTTCAAACGCTTTTCTTTCTACTAGCAACGTTAAATTTACTACAGGACTAGGAACAATAGGGTCTTCTTTAGTAACCAACGACTTTAATATTGGTGAAACTATTTTAAGTTGTCAGATGCCTTTTTGTTTTATTGAATCTAACCAGAAACCAGCTAACCCGAATTCTAATTTTGGTTGGTCTGATAACACAGTGTACGTTTCTACAATCAAAACTGATAGAGAACTTAACTTAGGTGCAAACAACACCAATACACAAACTATTTATTCTACTAGAACAGACGGCATACTTAGCATTAAACACCAGTATAACGGGTCTGGTGCATACAACATTTATTTTGATAACACAGGTTCGGGTGCCCCGGATAACTTTACACTAATGATTTACGGAAAAACTTCTGGTACAGTTACTAACGAAACTTTCTCTATTGCTTTTCGTGAAACTCAAAATAACGTGTCAGTTCCTCATCTAGCTCAAGTGCATGTAGGTTATAGTACCGTTATTGTAGACTGTTCGACTTCTGCGCACCCTATGCAATGGAAGTCTGACGGCAACCCACTTGTTACCATGGCTTATTCAAATACTAAATGTATAATTAAAGGTATTTTTCCATCACAAAAACACGTTGCGTCCTCAACACCGAATAACCTTGCTTTGATGTCACCTTCTTGTCAGTTACACATGGTTAGTTGGAATTCCGCTATTCGTGGTACTCATTACACAAGTTCTTTCGGAAAACTTATTTCTACTAGTAATTTTAAGAAAAGGTTGCCTGCCGGTATATCTGCATACGGTAGTTATATAAATGTTCATGGTGTGTCTGTTGAACCCGCTGACAACAGGCTGTTTATAAGTAACATTACTACGCTTAATATTACAGAAGAGCACTTAGGAAAAGTTCTGTACATAAATGAAAATATTGGTAACGTTAACGTTGTATTTGACGTTACCTCTAATCTAGTTAATAACAGTGGTTTTGAACCGGGTTACGTAAAAATTGTTAAGATGGGTGCAGCTAACGAAATTACTTTCACTGGTCCTTTAAACCCAGTGGTTTTGAGTACACAGTATTCAACCGCTGTTTTTGAACTTGATTTTATTGCAACTTATGGTCGTTGGGTTGGTAGTTATTCCCACATGCCTGAACCAATTGTATAAAGGAAAATAATATGGCATTCAAAGTTTCAAATTTAACTAATGGTATTGTAGAATTCGATGGAGTTTTTTGGCAGCCAGCGCAAACCAGAGAATTAAAAACCGTTACAGAAGAAATGTTAGAGGCTGCGGCCTCTAACTTTCTTTTAATTATAGAAGTAACTGACTCGTCAGATGAAGAAATTCCTAAAGGTTATTTAGGAATTACTCCAGTTACTTCACCACACGTACTTAGCAACGCTAATGCAGGCCACGTCCTTTTATTTAATGAAGAAACTTCTGCAATTATATACGTTCCAGATGGTATTACTCCGGGTTTAGAAGCGGGGTGTAGAAATAAAAACATTGCACAAATTACTATTGCCCCGTTCCCTGATTCAGGTATGAATGTTATTGGTGCAGGTACTGTTACTAATGATTCTTCAAAAGTAAGCACTTTCTATGTGGAAGACGAGACGACAGTAGTTACTTCCGGTGACTTCGCTTGAGAGTAAATAATTATGTTGCTACTTCACCATGGTACAGCAAACGATTCAACACATATTCCAGTTCAAACTACAGACGTAATAACTGAAAGTTTAGAAGCTAACATTAATTATTCTGGCGAATACGACAGATACTTTAACGGTGTATTCGATACACGTATTCAACAAAATAATCCTAACGCCAATTATTCTACTGATGTAGCTTTGAGTATTTTTAAATGGGCTGCCGGAGATATTGGAAACGGTCTTTTAAAATTTGACCTTTCAAATATTCCAGCAGGCGCTACTATTCTTGATGTAAAAATACGTGGTAGAACAGCTACTCCTTCTGCTAATGGAGATAGTTCTTATACCATAGGTTTGTACCGTTTAAAAAGAAACTGGATTCCACTTGAAGCAACGTGGAATCAATACTCAAGTGGGAATGCGTGGTCTTTTGGTGGTGCTAGAAGTAGTGACGACATTGATGTTAACGCAGTAACTACTTTAGGGGTTAACGTTGCTACAGGTGTTTGGTACGAATTTACAGGCGCTGGTTTAATTTCTCTGGTTCAAGGATGGGTAAACGGAACTTTCCCTAACTACGGTGTTATGTTGGAACGTTCTGATATTTACGAACACATTGATGTGCCTGTTTATGTTGGTCAGTCTAGAACGTTTACGTCTAGTGAAGGTACTAATGGCAACCGTATTGAAATAGTTATTCAATGGGAAATATAAAATGAAACCAATTATTGAACTCGCTGTTTCTAAAAAATCACAAAGTTGGTGGGATTCTCTAACTAGACAAGCACAGTTAGAATACGTGCGTAACCACAAAAATAGTCACTACAGAGATAAAATAAAATCTTTGAAAGAAGATAAAACTCCGGAAGACTACGCAACTTTAATGAAAGCGAAAGAAGATGGTGTAGCTATTCCGCCAGCTTGGACTAATATTGTTTACCACGGTAAAGAAGGTCAAAAAGACACGGGTATTATTGCTACAGGTATTGATTCAAAAGGAAGGAAGCAGCGTATCGAAACGGCTGCTCATAGGGATGCGAAGATTAAAGAGAAGCACGAAAAACTACGTGAAATGGCTGCTAACTTTCCGAAGATTCAAAATAAATTGAAGAAAGACGCTGCTAACGGTGATGAAGCTGCTAAAGTTTTATACCTTATTTCCAAAACAGGTTTTCGCATTGGTGACAAACAAGGCGCTGGTGAAGTTAAAACTTACGGTGCGTCTTCTCTAGAAGGGCAACACATAAGTGTTAACGGTGATACCGTTACATTTAAATTCTTAGGTAAAAAAGAAATTCCGCAACACCACGTTGTTAAAGATAAACTCATTGCTTCTTTTTTCAAACACAAAAAAGACAACGAGAAAGTCTTTAACGTATCTGTAGATACTATACGGAAAGCGTGGAAAAATTATGGCGGAGATAAGGTACACGACATTCGATCTATTGTAGCTACTAATACGGCAAAGAAAGTTGTGGATGTATCAGAAGCTAAAAATCAAAAAGAACTCAAAGCTGTTATCAAGAGAGCAGCAGAAACTGCGGCTAAGAAGTTAGGTAATAATCCATCCGAAGCTTTGAAAACTTATATTGATAACGCAATTTTTGATTCACTGGTTAAACAGGTGGCTTAATATGGAAGACAACAAACAACGCCCGGTAATTCTTGAATACGATGAAGACGCAGAAGACTTCGAGCCTGTTATGCCTGAAAATACGTTAGACAGTCAAATTGATGAAATGATTGAAACTATGAAAACTGAGCAATAAAAAAAGCCCGGCAGATTAACGTCTGACCGGGCTTTTTCTTTACTGGTTAGTAATGCCGTGTTCTCTATGAAACCTGTGAAAATGACTAATTATGTATTGTAATTGTTTTCGCCCGTCTTCTATTAACTTCTTTTCATCTTTAACAGGTATATATTCATCTTGTTCGTTTACCGGGTAAAACAAGTGATGCATATAGTTAACACTTTCTGCGAGACTTTCAATTAAGTCGTAGAGTACACCAAAGTTCTTTTGGTATTCATCTTCTAATTCGTTCAATTCAAAAAATAATAATGATCTAGCTTCACCTTTAACGGTTGGGTCATACAACGCGTCATTAATGTCTTTAATTCTAGCGTATATTTCTTCCCCGCTGTGTAATACATAATCGTTAAAAAAAGTAATGGGCTTTTTCGGTTGTTCTTTATTTTCGTAGTCTACTACTCGACAGTACCCGCCTTTCAAAAAGTTAACGTAGAAAAACCTGTCAATATCAAAGCCTTCAGGATTTCTAAATAAGTAACGTCCGATAACGTTAACTATCTTAGTTCCGTCTGGATACTTTCGCATAAATACTTGCGAGTTTCTTTTATTGATATAATATTCAAAATCCCCCTTTTGAAATTGGACTTCCGCTAAATAGAACTCGTCGTCGTCATAAGTTAACTCGCTCAATGGCTTCCGGTTACAAACTTTAACGGTAACTTCAATAGTATGTTTGAATACATCTTCGTTCATAAACTTAGTTTGTGCTAGCGCATAAACACTATCAAAACAATCCCGAAGGATACTGTCAGGTGCTATGTCTTTTTCCAACACCTTTTTCAGAGTAAGTCCCCGCAACGCACCAAACACAAATTGAATACCGCATCCACTGTAACCACCTTTAGTACAGGTGTCCTCAGCAATTTTTAAAATATGCTCTCTGTACTTCTTACAAATATAGAGAGTGTCACAATTTTCTTCACTTAATACATCGCAGTTCTCTTCACGTTTATTTTGTAAAATCTGAATTTCGTTATCAAAATGATTCTCTAAGGTTCTCATTTATTACCTCCATTGATTATTCCGTTCATTAACTTCTCTGCTACAAATACTTCTTCCCTACTAAGTGTGAAGCTTGCACTAAAATACTTGGTCGGTAATTCCACTTTTTCAAACTCAGGGTTTTCTTCAAAAAATTTCTTTACGTTAGCTTCGTGCGTCGTGTCCATTTTACACACTAACCTGTGCGGCAATACGTTTGGTCTTTCCTTTATAATCATCCCAGCCTTCCAGTTTGAAATCTGAATAACTCAAATCAATACAACTAATATATTGGCGACCGTGGTCAGCGTGTGCAATTTCCAACAAACGTTGTTTATTATCACCAGAAATATCCAGATCAAGAAATACTTTTTGAGCCGGTGTTTTATCATTCAAGTATTCTTTTACTTGCTCGATATGGTTAGCATAAATATGAGCGTCACCAAATACATGAATATACCTACCCGGTTTCATGCCATGCAAAATAGCCAGTGCAATTGTCCAGATAGAATAAAAGGCCATATTAAATGGCGTACCTAAAAATAAATCTTGCGAACGCGCATAAAGCTTGCAATCAAGATACCGCTCACCGTTTTCTTCACGAACATACCATTGCGAAAGTGTGTGACACGGTGGCAATGCCATTTGTTCAATGTGAGAAACATTCCATGCAGTAATAATATTTCGACGAGAAAAAGGATTATTACGAAGAGTATTTTCCATTTTCGCAACTTGGTCGATTTCTTCCTCTCCCCAAAAGCGCCATTGCTTTCCATAAACGGGGCCAAGGCTACCGCCAATTAATTCACCTTTTTCATTTTTAACTTCTGTTCCCGGTAATACCCATTCATCCCAAATACGAACGTTATTTGCTTTCAAATATTCCAGACGGTCACTACCAGAAAGCATCCAAATTAATTCATGAATAATAGCAGGCAGGTGGACGTATTTACTCGACAACAAAGGAATCCAATATTTACCAGTTTCCGGGTCAACTAATTCATGCACAATATTGTTGGCATTAAATACGGAATAAGTACCTGTACCTGTTCTGTCTTGACGAGTTTCTTGTTCTTTAATTTTGTACCAGTTTAGTTGCATAATCCAATTAAGCAACGCCTTATACTGGTTTTCAAAAGGTGCTTCACTAAAATTGAATTTTGACACTGGTTGCATAGAACTATTCATTAAGTATTTCTCCTGTTAATTTAAGTTAAAGCATAGTGAAAACAGTACAACACTTTACATTTTATGATTCACTAGTCCCCACTAATTTAATAAACAAATACACACCATATCTATTTGGGGAAGGTGTTAGCCGTCTTATCTTAATTTCTACTAAATAACCTTATTTAACCTCTCTGTATTTTCTGTGGAAAGAATAAAGAATCTTAGCCACTGGAAGCGCACAGAAATCTTGAGGAAAAAATATGAATGAATTACTAGGTTTTAAATATGGTTCAATAATTGCCGGATTCTTTGGCGGTGTTGTATACATCTTTATGGTAGAGAATAAACTTACCAAACTGCAAATATTATCATCACTTGCCGTTGGTGTATTGTGCGCTGGTTATTTAACTCCGTTAATTACTGCGTACATAAAGTTCAGTTGGAAAACTGACCTGTCACCAGAGACTAGTGGCGGTATTGCATTTTTGATTGGTCTATGCGCCATTACTACCATACCGATTTTTCTGCGAAGAGTACAAGCAGTTATTGGCGGCAAAAAATCTATTGATGGAGATAAACCATGAATATGTTTTTTAATATTGTCGATTTCATGCAGTGCTTAGGTATTGTTTATATTGCGTTAGATAAAATAGATGATAGTCCGAAGGGAATTAAGTTATCCCTTCGTGACTATTTTATTAAAATACAGTTAGTAATCACGTCCATCGTATTTTTTTCTCAAGCAGTGAAAATTATCGGAGCGGATTTTCAATACGCTATTGGCTTAGGTACTGTTATTACGCACGGTCTGGTTCTTCTGTTGGCTAGAGAATATTTTTATAGTCAACATTTAGGCCCAAAGTGGAAAAAAGAAGTATCAGAATGTAGTGCGCAGTTTACTGAGAATTTAATGCAAACTTTGCCAATAGGTCTTGGTAACCCTAGAGTAAAAGTAAAGGATAAAAAATCCCCACACTCTTTGACAAAAAAATCCGAAACAGAGTCTACTGGAAAGGTGAACTAATGATTAACCTATATAACAGTTCCAAGAAAAAAAGCGCCATAGTTACTGTACAAGTAAACGGGGCTAAAAAAGATTTCCATATACCGCCACGGCAGACTGCTGATTTTCCAGACTCTGCGAAAATTATTTCAAAGCCCAGCATTGTTACTATCGTTGAACAAAAAGCTGCACAGAAAAAAGTCGCCTCGCAAGAAATTGCTGTAAAAGAGGAAACACCTGTCGATTTAGTTAAACCTGATACTAAAGATTCTAAGCATCAAAATTCTGGAGGTAAGAAATGAGGCGTCGTTCCGGTGTATACCGTTATACCTATGACCGAACTAATGTAGCGTCTTTTGGTACGGCAAACTATTATGCTTATGTAGGTGCGTCAAAGCGTGGCCGTATTGATAAACCAATGACCTTTTTAGGTGTTGAAAATTTTGAACAAGTAACTGGCAAACCGGATTATCGCTCTTACGGATATTCTGGTATTGGTGCTTCTCTTGTTCTTAGACAAAATACACCAGTTCATTTTCAGCGTATTGTTGGTGGTGCTTACCGTTATGCTAATGCAGTAATTGGTCAGCATCTTACTGATGCTACTAAATTAAGTGACGCACCAGACGCTTCTTTTGCCAGTGTTAAAAATCCTGAAAGTTGGGATGGCACTGCTACTTTAACAACGGGTTATACCCCGATGCTTTTAGCCTACGGAATTGGTCCGGGCGCAGACTACAATAATTATGAAATGCGTATTGTTTCTGGCAATATGCGTGACGTAACTATTACCACTAATTCTGCGTTTATTAATGATGCTGATTCTATTCTGGTTGACGGTTATTACCAGTATGCAGTTCTCGCTGTAAATGCTTTGGGCGCAACTAAAGCAGTTGAAGCCAATGAACTGCAAGTTGATTTAACTGGTGATCCTAATGATAACGCAATTCAATTTTCTTTCTCGAAAGTTGAAGCCGCTACTGGTTACATGGTTTTCCGCAGATTTAATGCGGCTGTTTCTACGGGTACTGGCCCAGATATTTACGAACTGTACACGACTCTCCCTCAAGCTGGTTCGTCTGCAACGACACTTACCTTTATTGATGTTGGTCAATATGAACAAGACAACACAACTACGTTGATTCTGGATTCTGGCGATCAGAAATTAAATGTAAATGGTGTGGGTAGTGTTTATACCAAAACTAAAGAATTTACTTTGGAAATTTATGACCCACGTGTTAATAACAGCCAACCTATTGAATCTTTCGTAGTTACTTACGACGCAGGCGTAGATTCGCAAAATCAGCAAACAGGTATCGAAGAAGTTGTTAACGATGAAGTTTTAGGTTCGCAACAAATTCGTATCTTTAAAGCTGCTGGTTCGTTTACTGCCGATCAAAAATATTTCTACACTACCCCGCGTGTTAAATTCACGCACGGTGCAGATGGTTCGTCCTACGCAAACTTGGATGACGCCGCATTTATTGCGGGTTTGGATAAATATTCTAACCCGGATGAATACGAAGTATCTATGTTTATGTCTGGCGGTCGTAATACGATTGCATTTTTACAAGCGTTGGGTGCAATGTGTACCACAAGAAATGACGCACACTTTATTGGCGGTATGCCGCAAGAATATGAAGAAGGTACAAAAGCAATTACTTGGCGTACTCTTCTTTTAGGTATGAATACACGTCGTGGTGAAGTTCATTTCCCGCATATTGAATACTACGATAGTTATTCTTCTGAAATTCTTGACGTACCTGCTGATATTATTACTGGTGCTTTGCTTGCACGTAACGATAACCGTTTTGGAATTTATAATGCTACGGCAGGTGTTAAGCGTGGTGTTATTAACGACATTCCGGGTGTTCGTGGTGTTACGCAAACTTATACACCACAAGAACTTAATGCGTTTGCAAATGCGCAGCTTAACCCGATTGCAAATATTCGTGGTTATGGTCTGACTATTCGTGACCAGCTTACTTTGCAAACTACACTTACCGCTTTCTCTTATATGAGTGTATCGCGTCTTATTGACGCAATTGAATTGTCTATTGCCGCCTTTGCAATTACTAAACTGCAAGACTTGCCGAATGAATTACTTGATAGCGATATGGAAGCTGCAATTAATTCAATTCTTCAATTAATGCAGAATCGTGGTGCGATCAGTGCTTACCAAGTATTTGTTGGTAATGAAGCTGGTAATACTCCAGACCTTGCAATTCAAGGTATCCGCAAATATAAAATTGCTGTCACGCCAAACATACCAGTGCGAGAAATCGAACTGCATACCTATGTAACGAAAGAAGGTGTGTCGTTTGAAGAAATCGTACAAAGTGAAGCGGCATAATAGGAGTAATGAATCATGGCTAAGACTTCTCTGCAAGATATGCGTGGTTTGCCTGACCCGCTTCAAAGTTATAAATTTGATTTAATTCTTTCTAATTTACCTGTAGGTAATGCCCTCGCACTTAAACTGCGTTGTCGCTCTACTCAAATTTCTGGTATGAGTTTGGAAGACGTAACTATTAACGCTCACGGTGTTGATTTACGTTATGCAGGCCGACCGATTTGGGAAGGTAATTTACCTGCTCAGTTTTTTGAAACTCGTGATATGGCAGTACGTGATAATGTTCGTGCTCTTATGGAATTCTGTCGTAACGCACGAACTAATACTGGTGAGTATAAAGAGAACTACGAATTTATTGCTGACGTAATTCTCTATGATGACCGAAATAATGTTGTGCGTGTAGTTCGACATTTCGGTGCGTTCTTTAAGCAATTGGATTCACCCACTACTTCTGGTGATTCCACCCCTATCGAATATTCAACTGGTTTGTCATTTGATTACCACGTTGACCTGTAATACTTTCGGTAGGGAAAAGGGCTAGGCGGAACGGAATGGTTTCGTCTGGCCTTTTTTATTTCTTTTCGAGGTTTAGACTATGACTAGAAAACTCAGGTCAGTAACTGAAAGTAATTCAATACGTGTTTCCAATGTTGGTTACGGATACGACGGTGAATCTGCTACCGATGTTATTATTCGGCAAGGCGGCGTAGAAGATCGTATTGATTTTATTACTAAACAAACTGACGTTCTAAAAGATGACGCTAAATTTTTATTAGAAGAAGCTACTTTAAATACTTCACGTAACGTTGTTTCTGGTGTAGTGGGCGAAGAAAACGCGCAAGATATTGATGACATTATTCGCTATGGTAAAAAAGCTAAAGGTTCTGTAGCTAACTTAGCTACCAAAGCAATTGACGGTATTTTTGGTACTAGCACAAACTCTTTAGTAAAAGACTTGCTGAATAAAGATAGCGCAGAGCCACAAACTTCTGTGTTATCTGTTGGTGATGTTGAATACACTTCGCTACTTGCCAAGCTTAGAAAAAGGGCTGACCCTCAGTTAGGTTATTCATACAGAGTATTTTTACCGCCATTAGAAAATGCAACAGGTATGCAAGATACTCAAGAGTTTCAGAGCATCTTTAATTACTACTCAGAAAACGTAGACATTACGCTGCCTTCGTTTACTGACACTCAGGTTTTCCGTGGTGGTTTTCAAGTACCTTACCCAATGTTTTCCGACAATGGTGCGTTCTCGTTAACTCTGTATGAAGACCATCATTTAAATTCTACGCGTTACTGTGATACATGGCGCGAACTAATAATGAATTACAAAACTCGTTTATATAATTTACCTTCTGTGTATAAGAAGCCAATTGCAATTGCTGTAATTGATTCCAGAAACTACGTGTCGATGTTTTTCATTATGCTGGGTTCTTTTCCTGTTGGCGGCGTTACTCCACAATTTAACGGAACTTCCAGTGACCCGGTAAAGATTATGCAAGAGTTTCGTTGTAACCGAATAATTCCCGTTTACACTGCTGACCGTACTTATACGTCTCTTTCTAAACCTGCGCGTACTGGTGTGGATGTACCTTTTGAAACAGCGTCAAAAGACGAAGTTACCTTGGGCACTATATTCAAAAATCCAAAGTCCATCACCAAAAAATTACTACGCATTGAACGCCCATAAACTGTAAAGTGTAATTAGGTTTTTACCCGACAACTAGAGGTTATTATGTCACAACCAAAAATTCGCCCACGTATTCAAAAACGCACTATAGTTAAAGACACTTCCGGTAACGTTATTGAGGATAACAAACAAGACGCTGGTGTTATTGAAACGCCAGAAGTTAACGATGTAACTACCGAACAAGAAAGGATTCCCAGTAACTATATTGCAGTCCCTTTATGGTCGGCTGGTATCTTTTCCCACGGCATTGAGGATAAGCTGCATTTACGTCCTTTATTTATTGCGGATATTCTGAAAATTTCCAACGCTGTTCAGATGGATGACTTTGATTCTTTTGTTGAAGTTATCTCTAACACTGTTTATGAAAACGTAGACATTAAGAAATTACCGCAAAAAGACTTTGAAGGTATTCTTTACTGGCTGCGCATTAATTCTACTTTCTTGGAATCCTACCAAGCGGACTTTATTTGTGAGTCTCTAGACCACATTGAGAAAGTAGAAAATAAAATAGTAAAAGCGGAAACTCTTATTCAGACTGTTGAATTAGCTTCCTCTTCTTTTGACGAAAGACACGTTGACGAAGATATTTTCAAGCACATTCAGTTTCTTCAATCTGACATTGAGGAAATGTGTGGCATTACTATGGATATTCAAACCGTTCAAACACAGATGGAATATTCCAAAGTTCTCGATCACCGTACTGAGTTGGTAAAGAAAAAAGTGCTCGGTGAAAACGCAGATAAGATGGACCAAGAAAATGTGCCTGCCGAAGTTCAAAGAGAAATTCTCGGTTTGTTAGGTATGGATCAAATTTTGAAAACGTCGTTGCTTGCTAGTTATATGTCACCTAAACACGGTGATAACTTAAAGCAGCGTACTAATTCGTTAATAAATAACGAAAGGCTTACTCAAGCTGCATTGAAAAAAATGCAAGAGTACGTTGAATACCTTGATGAAAACATCGGTGTAACTGAAACTGTTAAGCATGTATGTGAGGTGTGTAGCGCAGAATTAGCGACGAATGTTGCTTTTTCTGCGCTCGACTTTCTTTCCTAAAGTCACTAACGAAAGTATTGAAGACCAAATATACTTAATGAATATGCACATGCATATAATCATTGATAAAAATACGACTGAGTATAAAGAGTTCTGCTTTAAAGCTAGAAAGTTGGATAAAGACTTGCAGGATAAAGCTGAACACGAAAAGAAACAATCTGAACAATTTAATGCAATGCTGGCTAAAATGATGCGACGTTAACTCTAGAGGTTACTATGGCTAGAAAACCCACAATACGCCGTGGCGGTAGAGGTTCGGATTTATTCAGTTCTCTACTCGATAGCACGGATGATTTATCTTCGCGTACTCGTAGAAGTGTAGCGCGTAGTAACTCTTCTAGGGATACCGTAGACTTAGCTATTCAGGAATCGGAGAGAGCAATTTCCAGTTTGAAAGTTAAATTGGAAATGCTGGAAAAAACTAATCCGAATTATGAACAGTTAAAGAAATCTCTTACTAAAGATATTGAATTAGAAAATTCTCGTATTCAGAGCAATAAAAAACTGAAAGACTTATTGAAAGCTTCTGCTACTTTACTGCAAGCTGTTACTGAAGATTATAAGAAAAAGCAATCGTTGTCTGCTAAAGGTTTAAGTAATACTGCAAATTTAGCTAAAGTAACAAAGCAAATAAAAGAACTTCAAGAAAGTACTGATTATAAATTGGTAGAAATTGATGACTTGTTTTCTACTTTGAAAAATACCGTTGACGCTGACCAGATGAAAAAACTGGAAAAGAAGTTAGAGAGGTTTGAGGCTATCTACGCAAACCCTCTCCAACGTTCTGGTGCGGTAGGGGCTGGCGCTAAAACTGTGCTGACTGGTTTGCTTGGGCCTCTGGGTGAAGTTGCTGATGATGTATTTAATATATCGGGTGGATTTGAAAGGCTACTTACTAGAGGGGTAGCTAAATTAGCTTTTGGGAAGAAAGCGAAAAAAAGCCAAGGTGACTTAGCAGCAGACCAACTGCGCGAACAAGTAGAAGAAACATCTAAAGACGCTAAAGAAACAAAAGAAAAAGCAGAAAAAATTATTACCCTTATTACAGAAGAAGAACAAGAAGAAGAACTGGAAGACCGCAAAAAAGCTATACGAGAAAAGCGTGAAAAATTAATCGCAGATAGGAAGGGCAAAGAAGTAGTCAAAGAGCAAAAAAGCTGGCTTTCTTCTTTTATGTCGAAAATACTAGGTAGCAAGTTAACAAAAATTTTAGGCTTTGCAAAATACTTATCGCCTCGCGGTTTTGGAATGTTGTTAACCAAAACTCTTTTTGGCGGTGGAAAACTTTTAGCCAGAATCGGTGGTACATTAGGCCGCATGATTTTGAGTCCTCTTTTATCCGGGGCAAGTTCACTACTGTTTAGAGTGCTACCTTCTTTAGTTGCTGCACTCCCCGGTTTTTTATCTACAGTTTTAAACCCAGTTGCTCTTCTAGCCGCTGCTGGTTTCGCTGGGTTTAAACTAGGTGAATGGCTATACGAAAATTATTCAGAAGAAATTTTAGACGGCATTGACTGGGTAGTTAATAAAGTAAAAGATGCGTTCTCATTCATTACCGACAAGTATGATAAAGTGCGTAACGCTACTTCTAATGCTATTGAAAGTACTGCTAATTTTGCAAAAGACACTTACTCTTCTGCTGTTAACAAGACTTCAATGGGTATAGAAAAAACAGCTAACTTTGTTTCTAACACTGCGTCACAAGTATCTGGAGGTATTGAAAAAACAGCTAACTTTGCTTCTAATGCTGCATCACAAATATCTGGCTTTGCCTCGTGGGCATGGAACGGCGCTAGAAGTAATTTTGATTATTCTACTGACCAAATTGTAGGTATGATTAAAAACGCGGCACAAACTGTCGGTGTTCCTGAATCGTGGTTGTATTCAACGGCTGTTCAAGAATCCAGTTTGAATCCAAAAGCAAAAGCGCCTACGTCATCGGCTACTGGTTTGTTCCAATTCATAAATTCAACTTGGGCTAGCATGGTTTCCAAGTATGGTGCTAAATACGGCATCGGTATGGGCGATAGAGAAAACCCACAGGCATCTGCAATTATGGGTGCTTTATTTATGAAAGATAATATGAACAGTTTACAAGCTGCTGGGTTACCAGTTACTTATTCTTCTGTTTATGGTGCTCATTTCTTAGGTTCTGCGGGTATCAAGAAATTACTTTCTGCTAACCCAACAGAAAGTGGTGCAAAACTTTTTCCTGATGCTGCAAGAGCAAACAAAAATGTTTTCTTTAACGAAAATAATCAGCCCCGTACTGTAGCTGAAATTCTTTCTTTGTTCGGTGCTAAACTTAAAAAGGTAGGAAGTTTTAAACCAGCTTCTGTAACTACTTCGCACCCTAGTTCTGCTGTAACTACCAGTACTCCGGGCAGATCAATCTCGAATACGTCAAACACTTATATAATGGCACCACAGGATAATATTACGCCTAATATGCCCATTCAAAGTCCTGTTACTGGCATTACAAATATGGATGAAATTCCTATGTACCCGAAAGATAGTGAAGCGTTAATCGGAATTGTACTGGGTCAATTGGCATGAGGTTAATTTATGAAATTGCCATCTAGCGTAAAAAGTGTGGTTGCAAAAACTTCTAACTCAGTTAAGTCTGCGTTAGGAAAGAAAATAGAAAGTTCTGATAATGCTAAAGCAAAGAATATAGCTAACGCCATTCTAGGCGGCAAGTCTGCTACAGGTTCTGCAAATATTGAATACGGTACAGAATCCAGTATTAAAAATCAGGTAGCTAAAGCTATTCAACTTGCTGAGAAAGAATACCAGAGTACTGATCTATCACCTTACATGATTACTTTTTATTTTCAGGAAGTTGGCAAAGATATAAAAGTCATTAAAGGTTTTCTACCTGAAAATATTGGGTTTGATTTATCTAGCACGTACTCAGCTATTTTCGACAGAAACGTATTTTCTGGTAACACAGTAGGTAGTGTCTTGCGAACTGCTGGTATTTCTGGTGTTACTAAGGAAATGACTTTTAGGGTATGGGAATCTTCTGGTTACCTTAATTTTTCCCTACCTATCGTATTTGATTTAGCTGACGATATTTTTGTACAGGGTCAACCTTACGTTAAAACGCCTAAAGAAATTCTTTCCGAGTTTGCTAACCGTGTGCTTCCATCGAGAAAAGAAGATAAAATTTTCTTGACGCCGCCCGGCCCTACTTTGAGTTTTGATTTTAACTGGGATTCTATAACTAGCGCGTTTACTTCTGAACAAGAAACGTCTTCTGGTACTAATACGCCAGAATCACAAAAGAACGAGCAAGCGTCTAAAGCCCGACAGGCTGGGGCAGCTTTTGAGAAGACACTGGTTCAAGCTAGAAACGCGTTAGGTTCACAATTAAGTTACGATAAATTTTATTCGGTACAACTAGGTTCTTTCTTAACCATTGATAACATTGTTATTGATAGTGTTGCACCATCTTTTGATACTATCGTTGCTTATGATTTAAACCCTATGCGTATGGTACTTACGGTTTCTTTTTCTACCACCATGATACCGACCGCCGAAGATATGCAAAAATATTTATTTGGTGAACTCCTTAATGTGGATGACTTGGTTTAACGAGGCTAACTATGTATAAGAGAGCAGACTTTATTCCAGTTGTAGTTGTTCGCAAAAACGATGGTTCTACTTTTGAAACTCCGGATTTACTATCCGCTAGATATATAAACAAGCTTAGAAATTTACCGGCTCTTACTATACATACTGTTCAAAATTTTGAACAAGGTCGGTTGGATTTAATCTCTCTGAAATACTACAAGCGTGATGATTTGTGGTGGCCTTTGGCGCTGTATAATGGCATAGTAAATCCGATAGCGGAAATTATTACTGGTAAAGTTTTACGCATACCTTCTAAATCGGATATGGAATCTGCATTAAGTGCAGCTAATACCAAGCAGGTTAATTCAAATTCCTCTGTAACGCTTAGGTAAAAGGTACGCACATGATTAGCATAAAAGACAGGTTATTTCTGGATATTTGGGTTAACTCTGTCCAGCTACCTTTACAACTGTTGAAACTTGACTTACTTACTATGCATTCTGCGCATCCTTTTTTATTCCCGTGTGCACAGCTTCGTCTCACAGACAACGTTAATTTTTTTAATGACAACCCGGTTGTTGACGGTGATATTATTTCTATCACCACTGGGAAATTGATGGATGAAGCTCAAGAAAATAATACGCGTACTTTTAGAATCTTTGATGTAAAGCGTGTACAGGAAGGTAACTCACACGTCTACACTTTCTACCTTATTTTCTCCAACATTAAATACGTTAATGAAAATTCAAAGTCCTCGTATAAAGGTAGGGTTAGTGATGTATTCATGGAAATTGCAGACTATTGCAATATGCCTTACGAAGTATCGCCAACTGCTGATTCGCAAGTGTGGTATCCATTAGGTGCCAAGCGCGCAACGTTTATTAAAGACATTACTAAGTATGCGTATAGCTCTACAAAATCAGCCTACGTGTCAGGTGTAACCTTATCTGGTAAATTACGCCTTGTTAATTTAGAAACAGTAGATTTTTCAAACCCGAAAGTTTTGATGGTCTACAATAATAAAGATACTAAAAACAGTGTGCGTATTGCTGACAGAAAAGAATACACGTCTTCGGGTTTGCAGAATAACGTGTCGGCGTATAAATCCCACATGCTTATTCAAAACACTGATAGTACGGAAATTGTATCTACTGTTGACGTGCCGGTAAAATCAAACACTATTAACGTTAATGACGACATAAATAAAAACTTGCAAGGCTCCAAGTTTATATTCAGCCCTATTGATAACGGAAATACGCATCCTAACTACAATCAAGCTTTGTATCAAAACACGCGAATTCTCTCTACGTTCAGTAAAGGTCTTATAGTAGCTACGGATGAAGAAACTAAAGCTGATTTATTTGATGTAGCTAACTACATTGACTTTGCTGCGAGTGCAAACAAAGTAGAAATGAATAGGATTCTAACTGGGGGTTACGTTATCACGGCAAAAACAATTTATATACGCTCTAATCAATACTTTGAAAAGTTACAGTTAACGCGCCAAGGTTTCAACGCGGATGTCATAACGCAGAATTCCCTGAACTTGATAGGTGTAACATGATTGATTTTAATTCGCTAAAACCAGAACAACTGGCACTTATTACTTTCAGCGCACTTGTAGTAAATAATAATGACCCATACAAACGTGGAATGCTACAACTTCGATTCCCTCTTATCCACGACGAAATTAAAAATGGTGATTTGCCGTGGGCACGTCCGGATTGTTTTATCAACGGTATTAATATTCCTCGTGTTGGTCAGTACGTTCAAGCTAATTTTGAACGTGGTGACAAATCCAACCCAGTTTACACTTCGCAATTAATTAGCAAGGACACTTTAAAAGGGACTCCGTTTGAAGCGAACTACCCGCACGTGCGCGGGTTATACGACGGAAAAAACTTTTTTATTATTGATGAAAAAACTGGAAACATAACTATTCATGCCACTGGTGATTTGAATGGTACAGTTAAAGGTAATGTAAACTTAGACGTTACCGGCGATTTAACTGCTAACTTAGCCAGTGGTAGCGCAACTATTTCTGCACCGGCTGGTGACGTAACTGCTGATGCTATGAATGTAAACATTACTGGTCAAACCTCAGTGGATATTGATGGTACGTCTATGGTTACTATTGATGGTGCTCAGGTAAGTATTAACAACGGAAATCTTTTAGTTTTATAAGGAAAATAAAATGATTCCAGTATGTAGAGTTGGCGATACAGGAATGGGTCAATGTCCGTTACATCTACCACTTCCACCTATTCCGTATAACACTGTTATTATGTCTGGTTCACCTGTAGCTTTAACACAAACTTTACCTATAGCAACAATTGGTTCTCCGGGTATTTCAACTTGTGGCCACCCTACGGTTGCTATGATGGGTTCTACTATTTCTACTTCTACTGCTTTAGGTTTGCATAGACTAGGTGACACAGGATTAGGTGGTGGCCCATACGTTATGACTATCGGCTCTACTGTTTTATTTTCAAACTAAAGGAAAAATAAATGGCTATCCCTGCGTGGTTAACTTCACTGTATCCAAACATAGCTACAAAATTAACAACACTTAGAAACGACGCATTAACTTTTTACGTCGGCCAACCAGAAGAAATTATTTTTCTTAACGATGCTTTCCTAATTCACGATGGTCTTTTAGACGCGTATAAAACAGTAGATCGTACTAATGTTTTTGATACGTTGGTTAACTCGCTTTACTCTTACTTAGGGGCTACTAGAAATTTAGGTGGTACACCTATTGATGAAAGCGGTTTCCCTATTGAAAATCTATTTGATATGAATGATCTTGAAACTTGGTTGGACGGGAAAATTGCTTTAGGTAACTATTATCAGGATTTGGTGGAGTCTGGTCCGGGCACAGGTATTTTTACTTCTGCTGACGTAGACGAGAGCACAATTAAATTCACAAATTTAGCTAGTGACGAAGATACTTATATTTTGTCTGTAGTATCTCAAATGAACGCGGTAGTAAAGAAAGCAGTTAACTACGCGCTATTCAACGATATTACTCCGCCAGTAACTCCTTTAGGGAAACAAGGTATAGGTGAATATATTTTTAATACGTTGAATTATAAATTTGCGATAACCGAGTTTAACATTGACTTTGATTTACCGCCTTACATAACACCATAAGGAGACAGTTATGCCCGGTGCTTATGATTATCTGGATTCAATTTATTCCGATCTTAACTTTTACTATGGTGAAGATGGCAAGCCTGCTGTACTTCGTGGTTTAGATGCAATAAACCAAAGTATTTCGATGGTTATAACTACTTACCTACGTTCGCGCTATCGTCGTCCTATGTATGGCAGTGAATTACCTGCTTTTTTGCAGGACAACTTCACACCTAATATGGTTGTTGATATGAAGAACGTTATTTTCTTGGCTCTGCAAAAATGGGAACCTAGAATTCGCGTTAACCGTAATGAAATAAAAGTCGAAAGGTTAGATGCGGATACCTCAGTGATTAATATTTCTTTTCCTTTTGTTATCCCTGCTGCAAACACTGATTCAAAATTCAGTCAACAATTCACAGTAGAAGGTCTGAACGATGTCGCTTAAAAGAACCCCTCTCTCACAAATCGAACCTGATTTTGACGTTGCTGTTCAGCAACTACAAACGTTACTAGTTTCTGATTCTACTGGTCAGGAAAAAGCGTGGAAAGATTTGTTGGCTACTGCTGCTGGCCAACAGATTCTTGAATTTTTCGGTGCTACTCATGAAATCGACCAATTCGCAATTGCTCGCGTTTTCGAGGAAATGTTTACCGAAACTGCTTTGGTAGAAAAAAATATCATGGCGAATATTTCTACTCTCGGTAATCCGTTGCGTAGAAATTCCCCGCCTTATGTAGAGTTGCGTTTACCTGATTCTTCTAATGTAGACGTACCCAATGATGTAAAAGATATGTCCCCGTTAGGCGTCGGCGGTTTTATTGCTGACCCGGAATTTGTTCGTCAGTGGTATTTAAACCCGTATTTTAATGCCACTACTTTTGATAGCGGTGTTGCACACTATGGTCAAGACCACCTGTTTTGGGGTTACGGTAAATTAAAGCGCGATGTTAATGGTGTAAATATTACCTCTACCTCTGTTAATTCGTACACGTCTTTTACAACTTCGGACGGTAACTTTTTCAATCGTAACTCTATTTACTTTGCCGCTATTTCTGGTTCAACTGCTGACCCGTTATCTTTACGTCAAGCTGGTTGGTACGGTGTAAGTATTGACCAAGAAACGTTGCAAGAGATTCCAGTGCGTTTGTATCGTGGGGATATTGTAGATAAAGTATTTCCTGCAACGGGTAGAAATTATTATTCACTTATTTCCAGTGAAACTTCTTTTACTGTATCTCAAGACGACAGTACTGTTTGGGTTAACAGTGAGTTGATGACTGTAACTCAAGCTGGTCTTTGGGAATTTCCGACCGCCGAAAATTCGGACTACACAAAAATTGTTCAGGATATTACTTATTCTGACGGTCGTGCAGTAATTAGGTTTGGTAACGATGGCTTTGGTAAAAAGCCACAAGTAAACGATATTGTTCGTTGGCGTTACGTTATTTCTAATGGACTTGCAGACAATATATCTTCATTTAAACGGGCTACTATTGCTTCGACTGCCATTGCGTTAGACGGTCGTGTAGATACGATGATTACCCCGACAGTAGGTGGTAGTGATTATTTAAGTGCAGAAGAATACAAACTATTAGGACCAGCTACTAATTCAGCTAGAAATAACAGAAGCGCGGTTAATCCTCAAGACTACTACGCAATTTTCAAAAATTATTCTACTTCTATTATTGACGTGCAAGTAGACGGCCAGCGTAATTTGAATCCATCTTCGCCACGCTACATGAATTTACATCGTGTAGTTACTTACCCTAAATTCACGCAGCCAGAATACGATGTAATGTTTTCTGAAATCGAAAAGAAAACAATGTTTGCCAATTATTTTTTCACTGACTTAAACTACCCTGTGTTACGTCCGTTTAATATCAGGGCAAACGTTTATTGCATCGGTCAGGTAGATTTTATTTCCATCCGCGACAACTTTATTCAGCCTGCTATTTTATCGCTGGTAGATAAATCAGGTTCTGCTGCTGTAGGTTCATTGAACTACAACATTACTTTGGATGATATTCGCAAAACAATTAAAGATAGCCATCCTAGTATTGATTACGTTGATATTCTTGAACCCTCTTCTTCTGTTATCGGTAACATTATTTCACCGGCTGTAGAGCGTATTGATTTTTCAGATGTTGACGTAGGCGCAGCTACCAAATCGGTAGACTACGCTGTATTAGTACGATTAACAAACGAAGACACTTCTGTTCAGTATACAAATATTTTGAGTACACGTGTGGGGCAACGTCGTGGTCAACAAGTCGCCACTCTAAAAGTACATTTTAAACCGTTGCCTAATTTTAAGTACACTCCGGTAGTTCGTTTACCTACTACTGATAAAAATTATCTTTACCAAGTTGAATACGCGCTAGTTAAAAGAAATATTTCTACTACTAACTGGGTGTGGGTAACAAATTGGCTAAGTGAAGCAGCTATTCTTGCAACAGTGCAGCCAGACAAAACAGTATTTATTCAGGATAGTGACCCAGATAATGATACTCCGGGTGTAAGCGTAGAAACTATTTCCGCGTTCAATACTTGTTTACCTACTGTACCTGTTCTTTTGTCAGACTGGGCTGCTGAACCTGTTATCAATATTTTCTCCTCTGACCGTTCAGGGATTTGATTATGAGCATTGATAATTTATTCCCACCTTTTGCCGCAGACTTACCTCTGTGGCAAAAGTTTATTAAGTCGGTAGACGAAATTCGTAAGGTTACTTTTGATGACCAGCTAAAAATTTTACTTTCGTTAAGAGACAACTCTACGTTCATTGACCCGACTGATGATTCACCAATTAGATACGAGCAAGAATTTTTGGAATTTATCGAAGGTTCTACTAACAAGTATCAGTCAAAGAAAGTTAAATTCATAGGTACAAATTTTAAAGTATGGAGGCAAAATTTAACTCTTGCGCCGCCTTTTGATTTAGAACTACTTACACTGGGAGTGGATTACACAGTAAGTGCTGAAAATAAAATAGTTTATTTAGGCGCACCATTAAGTGCTAACTCAAGACTTCGCGCTGTTTTCTACGATAAATCGTACAGAGACGTAGATAACGTTTTTAACTACGTGGAAAACGAACAGGTCGCAGAAATTGCTACAGGCAACGCGCCAGTTGCTCAAAACACTATTGATATTTTTAACAGTACAAATGTTTTAACCGGACAGCCTGCAAACATTTACTCTGGTTACCCGTATAACCTTATCGTAGTTTACGCTTGGAATGCAGTCGCTAATGAATTTACTTACGTGCCTTTCGGTAATGTGGTCGCGCTACCTGATGGTATATCACTACAAATTCAAACTGACTATGTAACTGACAAGTTTTTTATTTTTGCCAGAACACCTTCGCAAGAATTAACCAGAAAACTTAGACAACTAGGTTTTCTTTACCCTGACATGGAATACGTGACACGTCCTACTTATGTAGACAACTCACACATTCTTCAATTGATGTCGGACTCTTTCGGTAAATATTTGAAGGAAACCGCAGGTACTCCTAACTTTATGAATTTTTATCAGTATTGCGCTAATACAATGATAAAAATTGAAAGGCTATGGGCGCAAGACAAACCGGGTACTATTGTTAACCCTATTCCTGATGATGATACCTACGGAGATTTCGTATCAGAGGCTGATGTATTAGCTGACCCTATTTCATTTCCAAAAATGCATGAGATAGGCGAAAACAACGCAGGTTGGTATCCAACTAGTCACGTTAATTTGATATACGATTTGTTTTTATTTGGTTCCAACTTGGACTACGCAGCTATCGAAAATTTCTTTAACTATGTAGCTCCGGAAAACTTAGTACTCGCAAATATTATTCTTCAAGTTTCCACACAGTCTGGACCAAGTTCTACAATATCTATTTTCACAACCGCACAAGTTGACCAATTCTATTAAGTTTAAGAGGAAATAAAAATGGCAGAATTTAACTTCACTACGGTAGGTGTTGATACACTAAATGCTTTTACAGGTAGTGGTCCAGTTGCTCGTTTTTCTCACGGCCAAGTTTTTCATGTTGGCCCGAATTTCGCTGCAAGTAAACTTCAACAATTGATTGACGCTACTACTGTTGAAGAACAATACCAAATTATCGAATCAGAAGCCCGTTGGGGTTATGACTTGGTTAATTTACCGATCATTATTTCAGGCGCTGTTGCTGGTACTCCGCCAGCAAATCCACCAGCAATTACAAGTACTCAAGCCCGTAAAGGTTTGAACTTGAATTCTGTTGGTAACGATTACACGCAAGCAATTAACTTAAACGCTACAGGTATTAAACAGGGTATTCACAACGTTAAATACAATATGCAAATTCCTGCACAACAAGGTGAGTACATGTTTAACCTTGTTGTTTTGTATAACACGATTGGAGTTGCAAACCCGGATAACGAAGAACAAATGCCGATTGCTGCTGTTTATTTATTTGATAGCGCGGTTAAGAAATTGGCAGGTCAAGGTACTATTTCCATTGACGTAATTCTGCGTTATGTGAACGGTGTTTCTATTGACGCTATTGAATGGGTTGTGCCTGTTGCAGAATATGCAAACCTTATTCAGATGGATAGTGTAAATAGTTTGCCGCCTGTTTCTTCTTTTGTTGGTAGCAAAAATAATCACGCTTACTTAGTAAATGGTTTAGACGGTTTAGACCCTACTGACCCTACTGTATTTTACGGTCGTGATTTAAACGGTCGTTCTTTTATCGCTAAATCAGAAGGCGAATCTTTGTATTCGTTTTCCAGTCACTGTCGTGATGTTGCAAAAGATATTGTTATTTCTTCTACCGGCGGTCCTGATGGTAATGGTAACTACTGGATTGTTTATGATGACTCTGCATTAGCTGAACCTTTGGGTGCTTCTTATGACACAACCAAACAAGGCCGATATATTCTGCAATTTACTGACGGTGCGTCTAAAGGTTTGTGCCGTTCTGTAACTGTAGTTGATACAACCGCTAAAAGAATATATTTCAACGATAGCGTAGTAGGTGGTTCTTTTGGCGCGGGTACTTTCCAGTTACTTATTGATAATTCAGATGGTGTGTTAAACATACCTGCTGATGTTAACCCTACACCAGATACCATACCTATTAGAGACGGTGGTGGAAGATTAAAAGCACAAGACCCAGTGGCCGCTCAAGACGTAGTTACGAAAAACTATTTTGAAAATAACACTGTAACGGTTAACCCAATTCTGGTTGAATTAAAAAAACACGCTATGTGTTTTCCAAAAGCACAAGCTACCGCAAGTAAAGAAACTTTTGGTTTAACTTTGACTGGCCCGGTTAGTGGTGTCCAAAAATGGTTTGGGGGTGTCCTCGGTCCAGATGGAAAAATTTATTGTGTACCTAACGAGTCTCCAGATATTTTAATTATTGACTCCTTTAATAATATCGCAACCCTTAGTGACATGGGTGCAGATTTATCTGGTGTGGGTACGTGGGCTGGTGGTGTTCTCGGCCCCGATGGAAAAATTTATTGTAGTCCTAGTAATGCCACAGACATTCTAATCATCGACCCAATTGCAGATACTGCTACTAGAAGTGCTATGGGAGCAGACTTAACAGGTAATGCTAAATGGCAAGGTGGTGTTCTCGGCACTGACGGAAAAATTTATTGTGTGCCTAATTCTGCTACAGATATTTTAATTATTGATACTGTTAGTGGAACTGCTACTAGAAGTAATATGGGTGCAGATTTAACGGGTGGTGTCAAATGGAAAGGCGGGGTACTTGGCCCCGATGGAAAAATTTATTGCGTACCTAACTACTCTACAGATATTTTAATTATCGACCCTATGAGTGGAACTGCTACACGTTCTAATATGGGAGCAGACTTGACGGGGACACTTAAATGGACAGGTGGAGTTCTTGGCCCTGACGGAAAAATTTACGGTATGCCGTATAGTGCTACAGACATTTTAATTATTGATCCTCTCAACGGTACTGCTACTAGAAGTAATATGGGTGCAGATTTATCTGGTGTTTCTAAGTGGTGGGGTGGAGTTCTTGGCCCTGATGGAAAAATTTACGGGATTTGTTTTGGCGATGGGGACTTTTTAGTTATAGATACTCTTAGTGGAACCGCAAGTCGCACTGATTTTGGTTTAGACTTATCGTCTAGTTTATTTTACGGAGGTACAGTTGGTATTGATGGAGTTATTTACTGCTTCCCTAGCACTTCTGACCACCTCGTAAAAATTACTAATCGTGTAGCTACTGCGTTTTCCGATACTATTGCGCTGTCACCTTACTTAAACAAATTCTAAACTGGAGAACTATATGAGCAGATTAAAACTACCTTCTATTAATTGGCCGCAGTTAACTGGGTATAACCCTTATCTTTCTGGTGACGATTACTTAGGTCTTATAAAAAAAGCGCACTTAAATAATAGAAATACCTCGTCGTTTGCGTATGCTACTAGAACTGATTTTGGTTTAACTTTGACGGATATTGCTAAATGGAATGGTGGGGTTCTCGGACCCGATGGCAAAATTTATTGTGTTCCTCATGACTCCCTAGATATTTTAATCATCGACCCTCTCAACGGTACTGCTACTAGAACTGATTTTGGTTTAACTTTGTCAGACGCGGATAAATGGTATGGTGGGGTTCTCGGCCCTGACGGGAAAATTTATTGTGTACCTTTTTATTCCACAGACATTTTAATTATTGATGCTATTAATGGAACTGCTACACGTTCTAACATGGGAGCAGACCTGACTGGGCCTTATAAATGGATTGGTGGTGTTCTTGGACCCAATGGAAAAATTTATTGTGTACCTAACGGGGCTACAGACATTTTAATCATCGACCCAATTGCAGGAACTGCTACACGTTCTAATATGGGAGCAGACTTAACAGGTACTGGTAAATGGTATGGTGGGGTTCTCGGCTCTGATGGAAAAATTTATTGTGTTCCCAGTAGTACTACAGATATTTTAATTATTGACCCTCTCAACGGTACTGCTTCACTTAGCGACATGGGTGCAGATTTAACGGGGAGTACTAAATGGTATGGTGGTGTTCTCGGACCCGATGGCAAAATTTATTGTGTACCTCATAGTTCTACAGACATTCTGATTATCGACCCAATTGCAGGTACTGCTACTAGAACTGATTTTGGTTTAACTTTGACAGGCGGTAGTAACTGGAATGGTGGTGTTCTTGGCCCCGATGGAAAAATTTATTGTGTTTCTAATCATTCCACAGACATTCTGATTATCGACCCAATTGCAGGTACTGCTACTAGAACTGACTTTGGTTTAACTTTGACAGGTACTTATAAATGGGCTGGTGGGGTTCTCGGTCATGACGGAAAAATTTATTGTGCCCCGTATAATGCTACTGACGTTTTAATTATTGATTTTCCTATGTGCGTCAAACCGACAATTGCTCAGTTGTATGCACCTCAACAGAATAAATTTTAACTTGGGGTTTTAAAATGAATAGACGCAAACTACCTTCTATTAACTGGCCGTTGTTAGACGGCTATGACTCTCACCCACATTTTGAAACTTTTTCCGGAGTAGTACGCAAAAGTTATCTAGAGAACAGATATTCTTCTGCCCTTGCCAATGCAAAATTATCTAGCATGGGAGCAGACCTGACGGGAACAAGTAAATGGTTCGGTGGTGTTCTCGGTCATGATGGAAAAATTTATTGCGTACCTTTTGACTCTACAGACGTTTTAATTATCGACCCTCTGAATGGAACTGCTACTAGAAATGATTTTGGTCTGTCTTTAGTAGGTGACGATAAATGGTTCGGAGGTGTTCTTGGACCCAATGGAAAAATTTATTGTGTACCTTGTAATGCTACAGACGTTTTAATTATCGACCCAATTGCAGGCACTGCTACTAGAACTGACTTTGGTTTAACTTTGTCTGGCACTGTTAAATGGTCTGGTGGTGTTCTCGGTCCTGACGGGAAAATTTATTGTGTACCTTATGGAGCTACAGACATTTTAATCATAGACCCAATTGCAGGTACTGCTACACGTTCTACTATGGGAGCAGGCTTGACTGGGCCTTTTAAATGGACAGGTGGGGTATCCACACCTAACGGTAAAATTTATTGTGTTCCTAATTATTCCACAGACGTTCTGATTATCGACCCACTTGCAGGAACTGCTACTAGAAATGATTTTGGTTTGGATTTAACAGGTGGTTCTAAATGGCAAGGCGGGGTACTTGGACCCGACGGTAAAATTTACTGTGTAACTACAGGTGCTACAGACGTTCTGGTTATAGATACTATCAACGGAACTGCTACTAGAACTGACTTTGGTTTGGATTTAACAGGTAGTAGTAAATGGAATGGTGGAGTTCTTGGCCCGGATGGGAAAATTTATTGTGCGCCTCAAGGGGTTGACGACATTTTAATTATCGACCCTCTCAGTGGAACTACTACTAGAAGTAATATGGGAGCAGATTTAACAGGTAGTAGTAAATGGTTTGGTACTGTTCTTGCCCCTAATGGTAAAATTTATTGTGTTCCTAATAGTTCTACGAATATTCTAATCATTGATTTTCCTATGTGTGTGCCACCTACTATGACTCAACTATATTCTAGTTATCAGAATAAATTGTAAACCCGTCTTTTTAAAAACAGTTAAGCCCTTATCAGGAAATAAAAATGGCTAAAAGAAAAAAGCTTTGGAAATTCAAACTGGATAAAGATTTAACTCTGGAAAGAGAATACGATTTTCTTTCTTTCGACAAAGTGGAATCTTTTATTTTCCCTTGGGCTACTATTGTTGTATCTAAAAATAAAATACGTGTTATCGCCCATGAAGGTTACGCTTGGGATGGGTGCACACCTAAATTCCATTTGAAAAATATTATTGTTGGTGTTTGGGACGGCCCTATCCTTTACGCAACTAAACTACCTCAAGCTTATCTGGCGTCTTTAATACATGACATACTTTGTCAGTATATGGGCAAACACGCAATTTCAAGAAAGCAAGCAGACCAGATATTTTATGCAATGCTGAAAGAAGTGGACTTTCTTTTCGCCCCGTTGTATTACGCAGCGGTTCGTTTTTTCGGAATGTTTTTCGCTAGAAGGAAATAATTATGTCTGTTGGTTTTCCTGATAACGTAGAAGAAATGTTGGAAAAAATTAAGACAGCTTGGGAATTTCAAGTGCACACAGGTAAAAGAAAAAACGAACCCTTTCCTGAACACTTGTTGCCTACTGAACAATATATTATGACTTATGGTAGATACCCTGTAGCGTATAATTGGCGCAATCTTTTAAACCAAGCAGATAGACAATACCGTGCACAATTTCCGGTTAACGCCAGACGTACCTACCATTTTACTTTCTCTACAGGTAAGAAGGGTGTGCTTAATTATCAGGTAAACCATACCAGTTTAAATGCTGCATTAGATAGAGCTTACGAATTATTATCACAGGATATTAATGAGTCCAAAAACCTCATTAAATGGAAAATAACCAATGCCGTCTACTTACTAGAAATCCACTAATTTTAATTACGATATTCCTTCAAAAAGGGTTACTTAAAATGGTTAAAAATAACCGAACCGTAAGAGAACTTAAAGTACTGGCAACTAAAAAATCCAGTGACGTTACTAATTACGATTTTCGTTCCTTACAAGAAATCCAAACCTACATTAAAAACATCGGTGACGAAATCAATACCCTTTGGAATAAATGGCTTTCCAATAAAAAGGTATTGGCGACTCACTCAAAAATTGTGACCGCTACTCGAATTATCGACTTAACTCCGGCTACCACCCAAGCCAAAAAAGTTAAATTCGTTCCGCCGGATTTGAAAAAATTGTCGGCGGCTTTTTCTATTATTGATGAAATGCAAGAGAAAGTTGAATCTCTTGACGCGGTTATTAACACCCTACAAATTCAATTCCGTGGCACAAAGGGTATTTCCCCGGCAGTTAAGACTGTAACGGATTTACGCAAAGCTACCAAAAAGAAATTGGACGACGCGTATAAAACCCTTAAAGAGATTGCGAAAAATCACCAGCCTGAATCTTTCGCAAAAATCTGTGACACTATTGTAGCGACTATCACTAAAGAATTTGAAAAGGACTATGACTCATACGATCAAGTGAGTTATATGATTCCTGACCCGCACGATCAAAATCAGATTATTATTAATCGCTATTTGCACTTTAAAGACTTCGTTGCGGATAACGATTTTGTGCACCACAATTATTACGTGGTATTTAGCTGCGTAATTAATTTACAACGTTCCAATAAACTAATGTACGTTAACACTCTTAGTACGTTTGTAGCGCCGGGTCGTTTCCACTTGGGTGCACCTATTACAGACGCTTCCTCTGGTGTTGATGTTACTCTTAATTTATTGGCGTCAGATAATTTCAAGGCTTTGAGTGAGCGCCAAGCAATCACTCCTAGCATGTTGTCTAAATTGAATTGGAATGAAAGCCCGGTTGTAAAAGACGTAGTGGTAGAAGAATCAATTATTACTGTTGTATTTAAACCGCGTGTTACTCAAAAAGAAATGGACGACGTAGCTAATTTGGTTCGTCGTGATTTACTGACCAACCTTAGAACGATTTTCCCGAAAATGAAAATCGTAAATAAGCGCGCGTACACGTACAAAGGTTCAAGTAAAGCGATGGACTTCGCTATTACTATTCCAAGTGACCGTGATGTACGTTCTGTAAAAATTGATGCACGACGTGCCAAGATTCTTCAAGACCATTTAAACCTTAATGATAAACAAGTAACCCAACTGTTGAAGAGTATTGCAATTACTGCTGGAGATAACTAATGAAACCAGCAACTACACCTTGGGTTAAAAAAATTCTGGACTCATTTAGTTCATCTTTAAAATCTTCCGGATTTATTAAAGCAGGGGCTAATCAAAACGGTGCGTCTTTTATTTATGTAGGAGACACTAGAGCTGACGCTTTGATTAAAATGCGCGAAGTTAATAAAAAACATTTAAGTGTATTTACTGTATTAAAAGAAGACCCAAGGAAGCTGGAATTTACCTACTGGCTTCCTCTACCTGTATCAGAAGAAGAATTTATTGTAGAAATGAGTTTGAAAAATCTAACTGTTTCTGTTGAATTAAAACGACAACAGAAACAAAGCCAGAGGTAAACCAGCATGGCGTTCATGAATAGTTTTTCTGATGTTATTGCAGGTACTACCGCAACTGCTACCTTTGAATTAATTCTGCAAAATACAAATGATAGTGCTGGTTTATCTACTACCTACGAATTACTCGACGCTGATGGTGCAGTCTACTCACAGGGTGTAGGTGGCGCAGTAACAACCGTTCAAAAAAATAATTCTTTATTAGTTCAAAGTCCTATTTCTATTTCTATCCCGTCTCAAATTCCTGCCAACGACTTTGGTACTAACTATCAGGTTAAAGTTTCTGTTTTCAGAAACGGAGAAGAAATAACTTACGTTTACTCAAATATAAAAGTCCTGTCTCCGCAAGCTACAGAAGACCTTGGTCCAAAAGACACGGTAATTTTGCAGGGACAAAAAGGTACACTTGAATTAGTCCTTCCGTACAACCTTGTAGAAGCTGACCCTGACCCAAATAATTTAGAGATTGCTTGCCTTATTTTTAACGGAAACGATCTTTTAAATATCCCAGCATTACCATTAACTAAAACGTTAGTTGCTGATGGTTATCGTTACGCGACTCAAATTGATTTGGCAGATTCTACTTATTCTGACGGTGGTTTAATTCCTTCGCTAGACCCCTACACAATTGTATGGCAATACATTACACCAGACGGTGAGCATAACTCAGAGACTGCTTCGCTTTATGGAATTAACACAACTATTGCAGACGCAACAAAAGTTGTGATGCAAAAAATAAATAAAGCCCGTGCAAGTATTAAAGACTCACGTGTTGTTTTTGAAATTCCTGAGCTACTTAATTATTTGCGCAGAGGACGTGACCAGTTTAATGCGTTTGGTCAGGTAACTTCTTTTACCATGACAAACGCTAAATTTGGACAGCGTGAATATTGGTTGCAATTTTCTGAGGTAGAAGCTTTACGAACACACTATTTGTTTGAAGGCGAAACCGACTTTGATTTTTCTGGACAAGCTATTTCTTTATCCGTGCAACGTGCGCAGTATTATGACACTCTAGCCGATAAAATTGAGGGTGTTTTAAATGAAAGAGTTCGCCCGTATAAAGACTTACTTGCAAAGCGCGGGAATATTAGTGGCGATGGTAGTGCTGACCCCAATCGTCTTGATAAGCGGGCTATTGGCAACGTCGGCATTTCTATTACTCCTGTATCTAAAATCACGTCATACAGATACTTAGGTGTTAACTTCCTTCTTCAACGTCCATTATTCTAAGTGAGGAAAAACATGACTACTACTCGGAAAGAAGTTATTCGTGAGTTAGCTATGATTGGTAAAGCTTCTGCGTATTATTACAAAATGATTAGTGGGAATACTTATTTAACAGAAGTTATTTCCACTGCTGAAAATGAGTGTGAGATTACGGTAAGTCGAATTTACTATTATCAAGAAATGCTACCAGTTCTTTCCAAACAATTTGAAAAAACAAAACAATACGCTTTAGCTCTCGCACAAGAACTCGGGGTTAAAAAACCTCATGCGGACAAAATGTTAATTAGCCCTCTTCCTTATATTCTTCGTGCGTTAATACGTTCTCCGAAGTCTAATGCCTACCAAGTAGGTTGTGATGTTATCGGTAAAATTAAAAGACCAATTTCCGAAGTTGAATCTGCTTTGTCAGTATTTAACTGGAAAAAAGCCGCCTAACCAGCTTATAGCAACTAACTAGCGTAAATCACGCAACTGAGGTATCAAACCATGAGCAACAAAAAACTCAATCTGGATAAAGTACTTGCTTCTGTCCAAAATAAAGTGTCTATCGAAAATGCACACATTCATGACATCGTGCAAATCTCCGATAACCTTTATCACGTAACTGCACATTTTAATGTGTCTGAAAAATTTACGTCTTCGCAAAAACTCCGCATTGCTTTGGCTAACGCTCTTGAGCATAAAGCTGTTCCGGTACGCGGCACATTCCGTAAAATCGCCAGTAAATATCCGTTGGCTGTAGCAGGTTTTGTTAGCACTGTTCCAGAGTCAATTGAATTTACTGACGAAGTTGCTAGCAGCGGTCGTTTCGTTGCAGTGGCTTCTGCAAAATCAAATGTAATGCTGGATACGCAAGACGAACAAATGTGGGAAGTTTCTGCGCACGGTGATAAAAAATATCTCGTTCGCAATATGGAAGAAGACTTGTCGCATCTGGTAACTCTGGCGTCTAACTCGCAGCGTAAAATTCGTAGTTCGGGTTCTGACGTAATCTCTGCTGCAATTCAACTGCCGGAATTTAATTTAGGCGATGTTGTTTCTTATGTAGATCAAGAAACTGCTAGCGTTAAATTCGGTCGTATCGTTGGCACTATTACTGCTGCTTACGAAGACGAAGACGGCAACGAAGAAGAAATGGAAGACTTGGAAGTTATCGAGTTGGACGGTGACGAAAAAGAAATGGCTTCCGTTCAAGTAAGTCCGTATGCAGTAATTTGCGCAGCGGAAATTGATGAAGACGAAGACCTTGAACTTGATGAAGAGACTAAGGCAGAAACTGCTGCACTCTCTGAAAAATCTACTGAGGAACTGAAAGCTTATTACGCTAAACTGTACGGTCAGTTTCCGAAGTACTACGCAGAAATTGAAGAAACCATTAATGAAAATGCAGTAATGTAATAAAAGCAAACACAGGGTAGCTACGGTTACCCTGTGTTTTTTGCTATCCGTCGAAGGTGTTTCCCATGACTAAAGAAAAAAGCAGCAAAAAGAAAAAGTCTAAAACTAAGACTATTGATTTAACCCCACATCATTCAGAAAAGAAAAGAAAAAAGAAACGTAAAGAACACCGGGAACGCACTTCTGAAACTGGTTTACAACCACGTCTTAAACGCAAGATGGGGAAGAAAGTAAAAGAAGTAAAAGAAAAATTAGATAAAGGGGAGTCATTGATTTCTGCATTTAAGAATAAAGAAATCATGGCCCTGTTGGATACTGATAAAAATGATAGTGCTATATCGTTAACTCGCAAACAAATGTTGCGCACTATTATTGACCTTATTCCTATGGCGGAAGAAAGCTACCGCAAGTTTCCCAGTGACCGTAATGTTTACGCGTTAAACAATTTAATGTCACAAGCCAGAGAAATTATTGCTGAATTACAATCGGATACTGACCGGGATTTGGTGCTGCATAGATTAACGTCAAACGTTATTTCTCCGCAAGCTAGCCTGTTAGCTAACTATTTAATCGAAGCTAATTTCTCTCTTAAAAACAGATTGAAATCTTACGTTACTGGTAAATCCGAAGAACGTGCTGTCGGTAAACTTATTGACGACATGACTAAGGAAATTGGCTCTGCATTAAAAGAGAGTTTGGAACATATCTCTAAAGGTGTAGCGGTTGTTTTAAATGAAAACTAAAAATGTTTTTCGTAATCCATCTACGAAGAAAAAAGGCAAGTCTCTATCTGTAAAGTACCAACCTAGTAGGTACACAGTTAAAAAAGGTATTTCTAGAATTAAGACTACTGATTATTTTGATGCAGATTGGTTTAGCCTATCTGAAAAAGTCAAAAAACAATTCAATTATAAATGCGCTTACTGCTCAAGTAGAAACATTGAAGTCCATCATATTATTCCGTTGTCGCGGGGTGGTACTAATTCTAGAAAAAACCTGATATGTCTTTGTGATAAGCATCATGACTCAAGACATAAACACTTACCAAAACAGAGAAAGAAAAGGAAATTAAAATGAGCAAAGAAATTTCCCGTAGAGGTCAACCGCCTCGCACACCTGTTCAACTCGTTACCGCTGCCGCGTTAAACGACATGACTTATGAAGACTTGGTTGTATACGCCAAACGGTTGCAAACTAAATACGCTAATCTACAAGCCTACACTACTGAACTGCTTATTCGTGACGTTAATAAAAGAGAATCAGATGTAAAAGAGGAAATCGCACAACTTAAACTGGTGCGTAATTCCACTCAAAAAATACAGTATCTTCAAGAAAAGTTTACCCCTTATTATTTTTTACGTGAACCAGATACACATTTCAAAATTGAATTGTGCAAGGCAATCATTGAATTCATGAGCGTAGAAGTACCTGAATGGACTTCCTCTTTAATCGAAGGTATTGCTAATAGCGATCCAAAATTCTATGAGTACACCGCCAACCCTATTGACAGCTATTAAGAGAGACAACCATGTTTGACTTGCTCCCATTCAAAAAGAAAGCGGTTCATAACTTAGTTAGTGCTTCTTACAATTCAGATTTATACCCGAAGTTTAACGTAAGGTACGAAGCTAAAGGTTCTCAAACGTTCAAAGGGGAAATGCCGCAAAAAGCACCGGGCACTTTTCTTGATTTATTCTCCCCGGATATTAATGAAAAGGCGGTTAAAGCTAGTTATCTAGATACAATGGACGCTCGTAAAAATTGGAGTGCTGGTAATGTTTCCAATTTTTACACCTTTGCTGCTTTGCTTGACGCTTATATTCAACGCCTGAACCAGCAGATGCAAAACCTTGGTATGAAAACCTCGGTTAATAAAGTTACGTCAGGTGTAATAGCTGACTATATTGCTAACGCTTCTACGGCGTTAACTAAAAAAATTAAAGTGCGTCGTGGTGCAAATGGTTTTAGTATTGCACTCCCATTAGCTACGTTTAAAATGTCGCAGCTTTTGTACTGGTATTTCAGCGGTACTCAAGACGTTACTGATGACAAATATGTAAAGGTGGACGACCGTGCTCAAGAAGTAATCGGCGCGGATAGAGATTTTATTCTTAATTTCCTGCGCGTATTGAACGGCGCTGAAATTGTTCTTCCTGTTGACCTTGCAGTAAAAGGTGCAAAAAAATTACAACCAAAAACTATTAATCGTTTACCTATCTCTCCTGTATTTAGTAAGTCTGCTTCTTTTGTTAACGAATATTTTAACGGGTATTTGGTTTCACTTGAAAAAGACTCCGAAGCATTTAACCCCAATGGTGCTATTAAGAAGTGGTTTGATGACTTCCTTGAAAACAGTGTAGAAATTTATGGCTTCGTAACTCTTCCGTTCGATGAAGCTGAATACTATATTCAAGACAAAAAAGAAAATATCAAAGACGTTGATATTCTGCGCTTCTTTATTAACTGGTATTCTCGTCAGAAAACCAAGCGTAAATACCCCACGTATTCTTACAAGTATGACAAGCTGAAAGAACTCAGTGTCGGTTACCCGGAAAAGAACCGCACCAACGAATCTGGTTTGATGGTTACCCCGGATAACAAAATCAACTGGGTTCCGCGCCAGAGCTACTTTAATGACGCTTATTTCTCTGATTTTGAGCAAGCGGTTACTAATGATCGTGGCTCTTTATCTTTGGATTTCACAGAAGGTAAAAATGTACCTAAAAACCAATTAATTTACGTTGACTGGATTAACGAAAAACTTTCGTATTCTGATTCTAATGCTGTTATTAACATTATGAATCTGGATACTACTTACAATGTTATCCCTAAATCGTATGTAGATATTTTTACGTCTACTACCATGGGTGACATTATTGAAACGGTAAACAGTATAAGTCGTGCGATGCTTGCTCTTCATAATGCAGGAACTCAAGTACCTATCTTGAACTCCAATAATTTATTGGCTGCTGTTGAAGCGGACTTGAGTTTTGACCAATACGCGTTACGCGCTATCATGAATAAGTACAAAGGTAATAATCCTTTGACTATTTTTGTGGTGCGTTACTTGAATTTTGCTTTGCACTATGAACAAATGCACGCTGACTCTGTTGATGAAATGCCAGAATGGATTCAGCGGAAATTTAGTTTGTTCAACATGATTGTTTACGGTCCCCAAAAATTCCGTGAAGTATTTGTTAAAGTTATAGACGCTGCTGAAAAAGCATTTGCTGACGATACAAATATCATTAACGCAATTAATACCCCGTCTTTAGGTGTACGTGGCCTTATTTCAGATTTTGGCGTTTTAAAAGTGCTTACTGAGATTATGAAGTTCCCTCAGATTCTTCAAGCACACAATGCTACTACTGCTAAGAACATGAATATTAATGACTCTGAAATTGATTTTTCCAAGCCCCTTGAAGTTAAGAATCTGGAAAATCTTGAAGCCTTGATGTACCACCAGCACAAAACTGGTACAAAGTTAGCTACTAATCCAGAGTTTGCAATTATTCGTGCAAGTGCAGGTGGTGGTAAAACTCTTACTGCAATCATGGATATTGTGGACATGTTATCTAAAGGTCTGGTTAAACGTCCTTTAGTACTGTGTCCTAATAACCTGATTAAAGATTATGTAAAAGAAGCTAACTATTTTTCACGTGGTAAACTTAACGTTATCCCTATTGATAGTAGTGTATTTAAGCAGTACTGCGAAGTTCCTGCTGATGTAGAAAATAACATACCGCTGACTTACGAATATTCTGCTTTGAAGAATTTGATTGTTAACGCTCCTATAAATACTATTGTAGTTATTGGTTATGACGTTATCTCTCAAAGTACTTCAAACCATTATGACCAAATGTACGGTGTGCGTAGCTTTGACGCATATTCTCATTTGGATATGTTGGTTGAATGTAAGTTTGATGGTGTGTGGGCTGACGAATCTCATTACCTGAAAGGTAATCCGACTCAGAGCTATGACTCCGTTCGTTTGTACATTAACCGCAAACTTATCTCACATATTAAATACCGCCGCTTGTTGACTGGTACACTCGCATCTAACAACGCGCTTGACTTTATTAAACAGTTGGAACTTTTCAACCCGTCAATTCTCGGTACTTATGAATCCTTTAAAGCTAAGTATTCTGACCCTGAATTTAAAGGTGGGTTCCAACCGCGTCTTGATGAACACATGGACGCCCTTGCAGAAATCCGAAAAGTTATTTCGGAAAACTGCATGTTTATTAACGTAGAAAGAAAAGAATGGGCTGCTTTCTTACCTAAGATGCATGAACAATTTATTGTTGGTACGATGACACCTAACCAGCAAAAAGTTTACTCTATTCTTATTAAGAAAGCAGTTGAAGATATTGAAGAACAAATGAAAGCTGACGGTGTTTCTTTGCCGGAAGACAGTGAAGAAGACGAAGAAGCACTGGATAATCTGTTTGAGGCTTACTCAGGAAATCTTTGGGCAGTCGAAGCTTTCTTGGCTAACCCAATGTCTATTCCTATTTCTGAAAAGTTTTTAACTACCCCAGCAGACAGAATTTCCCCGAAAGGTAAGGAAGTAAATAAAATTCTTCGTGACCATATTATTCATGGGAAAATTTTGAGTGGTGGTGAAAAACTTTCTGGTAAAACTCTTATTTTCTGTAATACCCATGCATCTGTAGAGGGTATTTATAAATCTCTTGACGACGATATTAAGAAATACGTTTTTGTTTATTCTGCAAATCAAAAAGCAGAAGCTGAACAAAAATTTAATACTGACCCAAACATTAAAGCAATGATTGGTGTTTCTCAATCAATGGACACGGGTTTGAACTTGCAAGTTGCGGATTCTCTTATTCGTGTTGATACCGTGTGGACACCCGGACGTTTAGAACAAGGTAACGCACGTATTAATCGTCCTAAATTAAAAGGTGAAGACCCCCGTATGGTAACAGGTATTATCTGTTACTATATTTCCATTGATAGAACTATCGACGTTGTTAAATTCGCCAAGCTTACTTCTAAGACTGTTCAACTTGCGCGTTTCTATAACGCTACAGGCGGAAGCAGTTTATTCCATGATACTGATTCACGTTACGATGATTTGGGTATCGACGATGACGGTAAATTAATTGAACCTATTCGTGTTACTCTTGATTTGCTTCGTGAAGGTTTATCTGGTGAAGAATTAGAACGTTATTTACTTCCTTATTCAAAGCTTCGTAAATTAGAACAAGATATTAATGGCGAATACATTGAAGACATGCGCCAGCAAGGTATTGATGTAACCCAACGTATCGGTGTTAACCACACTGGTATTATTGAGGGTTCAAAAATTCTGCGCAATGTTCCTTACGTTAATGGTGTAACTGTACCTAATATGGATGAACTTGATCTTATTCCGTATCTTGAGTACAGAGAACAATGGCTTTCTGAACATGAGGGTAAAGTATTTAACCCGGAAGGTTTGTTAATTCATACTGAGTTCGGTGATGGTGTTTGCACACGTGAAGTGATTCGTAAACCACGTAAGCGTCGCAAACAAACTCCACAACAAGAAACTCAAGTATTCGACTTAACGCCAGAAGAAGTTACTTACGATACTGAGATTAATGATGAAGACTTGAAAGTTAAAGTAGAACAGACCGAATTCTCGGATACTATTTCAACTATCCGTGTTCAGTTCGATGACGGTACTTACGTTGATGTTCATCCTACTAAAGCTTTCGTTATTAATCGCAAGAAAATGGGAACGATGGAAATTCGTGACAGTCTTGCAAAAATTACTGGTTTGGACGTTGAAGACATTCAATTAAAACGCTACCGCTCAGAAGCTGACGAAAAACGTGCAGCTAGAAGGCAGAAACGTTTAGCGGAACAGGATGCGCGTAAGCGTAAAACTGAGGAACGTCGTGCAGCGAAACGTCAAGCTTTGGAAGAAAAGGAAAGAAGAAAACGTGAACGTGTTGAAAATATTAAACCTCTTTCACGTACAACTGTTCCTGATTTCCTCTCTGACGAAGACGACGAAGACGTTACTAACCAATTAGACATGAACATTGGTTTAGTTAACGGTATTCCTACTGCTACGATTGCTATCGAAGACGCGTCAGACTATTTATCTACTTTCAGAAAATACGGTTTTGTTATCACGCCTGATTATTTGGCGTTACGACTGAAAACCAAAACTGACATGTTTACTTTCCAAAATAAACTTTGGGATTTGCATGAAGCTGGTAAAATTGAATTAACTACTCAGGTTATTGACCAATGGTTAGATATTACTGACCTTGCGGAAAAAACCGATGGTAGAAGTAAACGTTTGTTTGCAACTACACCAGTAACGCAAACAGACATTACTCGTTATATTCGTTCTACTATTAGAAAAGTAGCTAACCCTAAAATCTGTCGTGTACTTCCGTATATTACAGAGACTAACGGTAAAGTTGAAGTTTACGCTGTTCTTGATATGAAGGCGCATCACGCTCCAGTAATTCAAGCTTTGCGTAGATTACGTGTACCGTCAGGACAAAAATGGGCGCTACATGAATCAGTACTTCGTTTGTATGCTAAAAACCGTTCGCAATTAAAAACTGCGGTCGCGGCAATGCATCGTGATGGTTGGGAATTTGAAGACACCGATTCTGTTGTTAAAGGTCTTAAAATGCTGAAAATGAAAGGCGGTGAGACTGAGCAGCAAAAGAAACGTAAGTCTTCAAAAGCCCCGAAGTCTAAATAATTCAACTCAGGAGAAATAAAATGAAAGACGCAGAAATTATTGCGATGCAGAAATTTTTAGCTACCAAAAAAATCCCGGTGCCAGTCACCGGGATTATGGACAAGGCTACTACCTCTGCTTATCAAACTTATCGTGCCTCTTTAGGTGTACCGTATCCGGCGAATACCTATTTGCCTGCTACGCGTAATGACTTGCCACGAGATATGAAACTTTATGTAGACATGTGTCTCGATGAAGCGGATTCTCAGCAAGAAAATATTCAAGAAAATACTAATACTCCGTCTACCCAAGTAGACAATACGAATGATGAAACAGAAAATAGTACAGAAGACAATGGTCAGCAACAGCAAGACTTAGATGAAGAAGATAATGAACAGGAAACTAGCGAGCAAAATGAAACTCAGCAAAGTTCCACTACAACTGATGATACCTCTACAGAAGTAAAAGTAGCAGATACAAAATCCGATGGTATTATTTCTAAATTAAGCAGCTTTGTTAAAAAGTAATCCCTCGTTTGGCCCGGTTAGGTTCCCCGCCGCCGGGCTTTTTTTAACACAGGCAAACTGGGAACTAAGATGGATACTAAAAACTGGTGGGAAACCTTAACTAAAAAACAGCAAGAAGAGTATTTAAAAGAACATCCTAACTCAAAAAGAAAAGTAACCAAAAAAGATATTAAGGTTCACAAACCTGTTAGTAAACCAACGCCTAAAAAACCAGTTAAAACTAAAAAGCATTCAACACAGTCTACTAAATTTAAAAAGTGGTTCGGTGCGTCTAAAGTAAAAGACGATGACGGTCGCCCAAAAGTTGTTTATCATGGTACGCCTTTTGCAAACAAACTAGTTAAATTCAACAGCAACCCTAAAGTAAAAGGGGTAGATCAATTAGGTAGCGGTTTTTATTTCACTACTGCACAGCATGACGCTAATGCGTACACTGTAAAAAAAGAATTTCAAAAAGACGAGGAATACTCTCCCGGCGTTATTCCTGTTTATTTAAGCATTAAAAAGCCTATTAAGTTATCTGCACGTGAAAATCTATCTGACGCTAAACTACCTATTTCAAAAAGAGCAATTATGATTATGATTAAACGTAGTCATAAAATACACGGCTTCGACAATTCTCCATTGTGGAATTATATAGACCTCAGCAGTGAACAAATTACAGATAGCAAAATTGAGCAAATAGCTGACAACTATATGGATAACCCCTTCACCTTGGAAAATGATTTTTTCGACGGTCATGAAGACAAATTTCGTGCGGCTATTTACCAGTTCACTAACCATGATGGTATTATGCAGGAAAAAGATGACGGGATTACTCATTATGTAGCATGGTTCCCTTGGCAAATAAAATCTGCATTAGCTAACGTAGGTTCTTTTTCAAAAGACGAAGACGATATTACTGCCAGTTTATCAAGCGAAGAAAGCGAGTAAAAAAGGCCAGCAAATTTGCTGGCCTTTTTGTTTTCCAATACTGTAAAGTGTTTGAACTAGTCACGTTATCAAACAGGTAGTATCATGCTTTTCAAAAACAACACTTATGAATTACGTGAATATATAAATAAAGTCCCAAGTAAATTCGATAAGGAAGAAGAAAAACCTTTTAACCTAAGAATACCTATTACGTCTGGTTGGGAAGAATACGACACCCGTGTTCTTTTTATCTGTGGTCACATTCACCCGGAAGATATTAAATGCCGCCAACTTTTAGTTGAAGATGGTCCGGCTAATGGTTGCTTGAATAATCTAATTAGTCACGCTATTTATACTGCTAACACTCAGTGGTCACGGAAACTAAAAAATAAAGACTTTGGCGTTGCTGCTATTAACTTTAACTTTTTCAAGAATTACCACTTGGAAAAAGGTGCTCGTCGTAAGTCAGACCAATACAGTGCAAAACGTATAAACAAATACATTGAAAAAATTAAGCCATCCCATATTGTAGTTTTTGGTGCGTTACCTGCATTGAGTTTGTTTGGCGAAGATTCTCTGTTCGACGTACTTATTGTGAAGGACAGAGAATACAACGATAAAAAAATCCCTACTGTAATTTGTCCTGACTTTGCTCACGCGCTAGACAATCAGAACACAGGTGCGCTTGAAGCGTCTGACGATGAAAAAGCGTTATCTCACGTTTATAATTTGGGACTGATCGGACCCGCTATTGCAGCTTTGATGACTGGTGATTATCCTTGGAAAATTGAAAAGACCAAGATTAAACCAGTACTCATTGATTCTGTAAAAAAGTTCGACAAGTTTTATAAAAAACTTATTACCAAAAAAATTGTTGCTGTGGATACAGAAGGCACCAGCCTGTCTGCACATCTTAACAGGTTCCAAACTTTGCAGTTCGCTTTTGATAAAAAGAAGTGTTATGTCGTTCCGATGTACCACAGGGACACAACTTTTTCTAAGAAAGATTTTGACTACATAATGAATAAACTTCGTTTGTTCTTTATGAAAGAAGTACCTAATGATGGTGAGCATTACTTACTAGGATATAACTTGAAGTACGATATTAAAGTACTTCGAGTAGGTTTCAAAATACCTTTTGTGTATTGGCCGGTTTACGATCTTATGGCAGGCGAACACCAGTTAAATGAAAACATGGTTTCGCTTTCTTCTTTCATTGATAAACTGCCTCAAGTTTATAAGTCGGATAAAGTAAAAGAAGCTAAGAAACATCTTGGCTTGGCAATGGTAGCACGTAGGTATGGCGATGATTTTTATTTCACGCATGAATTCTCTAAAGCGCAACGTGTAACTATTGCAGCTAACCCTTTGTCAAAACCAGTACTCGAATACTGTTCCGCCGACGTTCAGTTACTGTTTCCGATTCGTGACGCACAATATAAACGTGCGGAACTAGATTGTTATACTGAGGGTAAAAAGAAACGTACTTTTAAAGACGCGTTTCACCGTATGGTTCTTTTTCAAATGTCTAATAATATACATGATTTTGCCTCTATGGAAATTAATGGGTTCTTTACGTCGCGCTCACGACTAAGGGAATTGAAAAAACGTGGTGGTACTTTTGATACTGCTATGCGTGAAACTCTTAAAGAAATGTACGATACCAAAGAAGTAAAAACTGCTAACAAGATTCTTCTGGAGAACAAAGGTATCTCAAAGGGTAGTAATACTTTGTTTGACCCTTGGTTTTTTGATATTAACAAAGCAGAACACGTGCGTACTCTTTTTGTAGATGTCATGGGGTTAGAACCCCCAATATCAAAAAAAGGTAATATGTCTTTCGGTAAAGACTTTAAAAATATGTTTAAAGAAACTTTTCCGATTGTTGAAATGTACGCAAACATTACTTCTTTTAAACAGTTGAAAAGTACCTTCGTTAACAAGTTTGCGGAATACATGGATTCGCAACAAGGTAGAATTACACATTCTATTATTCCAGATTTTGGTTTTGCAACTATTGTTACTGGCCGTGGTAATTCATCGAAACCTTCCCTTATGCAAGTTCCTGAACACGGTAAAATGGCTAAGGTTATTAAGGCTGTGTTTGTTACCAAAAAAGGCAAGTTAAAAGTAAAGATGGACTACTCTGCGCACGAAGTTCGCTGCTGGGGTATTGCAGCTAACGATAAGAAGCTAGCTGCACTATTTATGCAAGGTTTTGAACTTCGACAAAAGTTATTTGATGCAACAGGAAAAACTGCTAAGAAAATTTTGAAGAAACTCGCTTTGGTTGGTGATATTCACCGCGTTAACGGTTCATTCTTCTTTGGAGTGGCTGTTGACAAAGTAGATGATGAAATGCGCCAAGGTACAAAGGGTGTAGTTTTCGGCGCTATTTACGGTCGTGCTGCTGCAACTCTTGCCAAGCAGTTAAATAAAGCTAAAGAATATGCAGAAAATCTTTACGGTATGTTCTTTGGTCGTTACGTAAAAGCAAAAGCGTGGCTAGATAACGCAGAAGACCAAGCAGAACAACTTGGGTTTTCTAATTCACCTATTGGTAGACGTAGACGTTTGATTGGCGGATTTTTAACTGGCTTGCAAGATATTATTGCAGCTATGCGCCGCCGAGCCAAGAATGCGCCTATTCAGGGTGTTGCTGCTGACTACGGTCACACTGGTGCACGTTTATTCGAGCAACATATTTTGGAATTCGCTAGAAAATTTGGAGACTTCGATAGATACAGTGAACTATCACCTGCTGAACTAGACGTAATGGTTCATGACTCTATTTATTCTCAGGTTGATTTTCTTTATGTACTTCCTTCTATGTTTATTATGCAGTGGTGCGCTACCGAAGGTGTTCGTATTTATTACGAAGAAAAGTTTAATGTAAAGTTTAACGTACCTCTTGAAATTGAAGAAGAAGTCGGTACGGATAACGCCAAACTCTATAAATGGAATTGGCAATGGACAGATGATAAATTAGATTTGGAAGGTGTACATAAAAAGGCGATGCCTATTACTTTTGCTATTGATAAAGCACTTGATGACTACTTGGAACTTTACCCAGAGGAAGTTAAGAACAAGAAAGAGATTAAAAAGCAACTCTACTATTTTTGGAACAAAAAAGACGTTCGTGATTATTTGATGAAAACCTACCCTATAATGCCTAAATTTAAACATTAACCGTTAACCATAAAAATAAGGAACTACAAAATGCAATATCAAGTTATCACAGATATTTTGGATAAAATTTTTCTTGAGTTTCAATGGTCAGATACAAAAAAGAAACAGGTAAATAATAAAGAACTTGGACAGATACGAAGATTCGTTGAAGATAACACCTCACCGTATTTGAAATTCATTCAAGCCATACGTCCTATACGTAATAAGTTCTTTACTCCAGAACTCGGAAGTCATAGTAAAATTAAGTCGCCTAACGGAAGTACTTTTGCAAAATACGAGAAGAATTCATCAATTTTTAATACTGTTGATGTTTGTATTTTTTCCTCTGCGCAAAGTGCCAACATTAGTGACATCAACGCGGCTATTACTGATTTTCTGGAATACGAACCTAACCTTTTAGCTGAATGCATTTTTAACTCAAATGTTGGTACTGTATCCAAGCAACCTAAGCTTGCCAATTTTTTGTGCTCGCTTTTATACAATAACCTTTCAAAAACTATAGACGTAGTTAAGCAAGGTCAACCTCACAAACTTAGCCCTTTGTTGGTTATAGGAAAAGAAGACTCTCATATTGATTCTCAAGATGGTATGGATTACGTGCTTGGCGTACCTTACTTGCAAGTTGAAAGTCTTCCACCTACTAATCAAATTGCAGCTTTTGTTAACACGATTCCCAAATCTCAATCACTTACTTTAACTTACAACGAAGGTATATTCACGCTACTTATGCATTCTTACTATGCAAATATAAGTCAGTATCGTGTGTACCTTGGGAGCAACGAAAGATGAAAAACATTATTACAGGTGGTGTATTTTTACATGCGCCTAAAACTGCAAACATATCTCCATTCCTTCGTGTGTTTGGAAACAACAGTAATTTCGTTTTCCACAACACGGAAAATCTTGTACTGCAACCTTTTGACTTTAAATCCAAAGTAAAGACAGGCGCATTCTTTTTGGCTCACGAAAGTGTACCAGCTATTATTCACGTACCTCAGAAAGCCGCAACTATTTATGGTACTACTGTAGGTAATATTCATGCTGATCTGGTTAAAGATCAAAACATGGACTACCATTATTTTTTCCCTAATAAGTTAATGCGTCTTAAAAATGAAGACAACTTGAAGTACCGTGATGCGGTTAAAAAATATATTCAGCAGAGTGTAGACACTGAGTACTATACTACTTTGATTTTTAGTAAATTTAGCACTCGATCTAACATAAGCATTCTTGCGAATCTTATTTCCGTAAACTGGTTTATCGTCAGCCATCGTGGCTGTAGCTTACTTATCTGGTCTAATGAAGAACTCGAAGTATTTAAACAAGTTGCACAAGACTACAGCATTGACATGAAGATTGAACTAGTTTGTACAACTGCCGTAGATACTTCGGTTACTTTCTTACCTGTGTATTTGTCTAATACTTGGATTCGCTGGTTCTCCGCTGTTCGTAACTTGGAAAATTATGAAGAGATTCTTAAAAATAATCTTCGTAACGTTATTTATCACAAAATTATCGACAACGAAGAATCTTTCGATGACTATGACTGTAAGTTAGAGGACTAATTATGCAATTCGTTGCCAAAAATAAAGACCTTCATAGTGCACTAACTATAGCCAAAAAATTTGCTTACCCAGCTACGCATTCGGTTATTGTAGTTAAAAAAGACAAAGCTTATTTTTTTATTGATTCAATTCAAGCGGTAGTACAAACTTCTTTCCCTGTAGAAACAGTAGAGAAAGAAGGGATTGCTGAATTCGATTTTGATTTGTTTCTGGGTTCAGTAAAAAATAATAATGAATCAGTTTCCGTGTCTACTTCCAGTACATTGATAACTATCAAAGCTGGCCGAATGAAAGCAGACCTACCTAAAGTAGACGCGGTGGACGGCACCCCTAAATTGAAAGCCCCGGAATCTGGTGTGTCGTTTCCGAAATCTCTGGTTGAAAAGTTGGATAAACTTATTCCTGCTATTACTGTAATCGACACTAAACTTAAAATGGAATCTGCTATTCACTTTCGTTTCGACAAAGGTAAGTTAAACATAATGTCAGCTTCCTTTGCCGAAATGGCTCAAGTTTGTGTTGAAGCACCTAAACAAAAGGAGACTATTGAATTTTCGGTAACCTCGAAATTGTTTTCTTTGATTAGATCGGCTTCTGCAAAGAGTAAATACAAAATTCGCTTTAACGATAATTTCATGTATGTAGACCTTAACGATGGTCAGACGCTAGTTAAACTGGAAGCTTACTCGTCAGAAATTCAGCCTGACGTTATTGAAGCAAAGGTAAGTTCTATTTTAGAACAAACACCAATTGCCACTGTTAAAGTTAATCCGAAAGACTTTTCAGAATTGTTCAAAAATAAACAAGCTTTCATAGGCGAGCAAACTACCGCTGAAATCACAGTTAAAAAAGATAAGCTACTAATAGAAATTCAAGGTCCGCAAGGTGCGGTTATCCAACAACAAGTACCTGTTAAGAAATCGAAGGGTGGGAAAGACGAATTGTTCTCTTTCTTCCCATCCATATTAGCTGCATCTTTTAACCGACTGAAAGACGCCGATTGTGCAACGTTGGAGTTCTACGGACCTGCAATGTTTATACGTTCAACCGCCGAGGAAGAAAAAGTAAATTTTCTTATCATGCGCGTTTAGGTAGTAAGTTATGAAAAAATTTCTAGCGGGGTTACACTACCCCGCTACTTTTATGGAGTTTATAACCATACACTATTCAAAAATAGAGAGTCTTGATAAAAAGAATTTACGTTATATACGATTAGAGGCTTTTGATTTTTTTCAAAACATATTTATTGAGAAAGGTATAACTAAAGACGAGTACATAAAAAAACTATTCGATACTCATGTTAACGTTAACAATACCCTGGGTAGTTTATCAATAACAATTGATTCTCCCTTATCCGTTATTGCAGACGGTGACCTTAGAACTAAAGCCGCCATTGAAGCATATACAAAATTTACAAATGAAATGAGTAAATAACATGACAAAAATATTTGGCGAGAAAACTTTTTCCACGGCACCTTCTGAACTACATGTTAAAGATATAGCAGAACGTATCAAAGAATTAACACCCAGTAAACTTAGTTCAACAAATTTACCAGAGTCTTCTTTACTGCCGTCGGTTACTTCAACTATTCGCAATATAACAGTAGCGTCTTTAGAGAAATCTCTAAATGAGAACTTTATTTACGAGACACCTTACCCTACTCTTATTTCTGAATTGGTTAAAGTTAACGAGTCCTCGCCTAATAGTATTGATATTTTCTTTCCGTCCCCGGAATACTTGAGCGAGTGTATAAATATACCGTTTCCAATTTTGAATGTGTATAAAGACTACTTGAATAATTTGTCGCAAGTTAAAGAAAACCAACTAGGTAGGTTTGCTGTTTATGAACGTTAAAAAGGATTCTGAATGAAACGATTACAAGGCAAAAAGATAAAACTGATGGATTCCCCATCTAACTGTTTACGACGAATTTCAGTAGATAAGTATAAACCGTTTATTTTTCTTCCAAGTGAAAACCATTTTTCTAATTTGTATTTGAACCACTTGGAACTCACTACTGAGTTACCTTATTTAGACATATACACTGTTCATTCTGAAAGTATTGAAGGGCTTCGTTGTGGTTATTGTTTCGACACTGCTGTTACACCAGTATTCGGTAAAAATTTCTTAATCGCTGCTTCAAATAAAATAACACATGACATTAATGATATAGGGGAAGCTAACTTTATTATCTCCCTTAAAATTAAAATCAAAACTTGCAATATCTACACTATGGAAGGTCTTGCTAGTATGATTACTATCGGTACGGATTCAAAAGTTAGAGAAGCTTTAGAAATATAACTAGGTATAGTGTAGATTATATGGCAACCACAGAAACATTAACTTATATGGGGGTGACTGATAATGATAACGGGTTCAAAAGAGTTTACTCTTATTCCGTTCCTGCATGATTGTTTTACTCCGGAAAAATTATTTGCAATTTCTAAAGCCGGGTATTCGCGCCTACCTTTCTGTATAGATAAAGATGTTAGCTATACAATATTTCAAGACATTATTAATTGTCTTGAAACTGACTTGGGTTTCTCAAAACACTCGGAATATGAATACATAACACCGTACAACTTGATTATTGAGATAGTCCGAAGAGATATACATAAATACACCATTCGCGGTCATAGTTTTTACTGCGTGGTTAGCAGAAAATTTAAAGTAGATTCTGAAACTCTTAACAATCTTATAAAGACATTATCTACAACTAATCGTGTTTTCCAAGAAGACAATTTAACTTTCAACCGCCCATTTTTGGTGTGATATGAAACCTTCTGTCCCTTTTTACCCAAGTGCTAGTGAATACTTTGTAAGTCTGCCTAGAGGTTCCAAAATTCCCAGAGGCTTGAATAAAAAATTACAGTCTATAGTAGTGGAAAAAGTTGATGCCGAGATAAATAGTATTTTAGGTTGTGAAGATCACCAACAAACTACTTCTTTACCTAAGATGTATTGTTTTAACGGAATTTACTTTTACAGCATTAATAACACTATAAGTCTGAACTCCGAAAACTACAACATGACATTATTTAAAGTTAACCGTCCTGTAGGTCTACCTAATTGCTTTGTGTGAAAAACGCCAGTGGGTTAACGCTCACTGGCGTTTTTTATTTCCGGTTGAAAACTGTAAAGTGTGTTATCGAACAGTAGAGAATATTCATGACTGACATAATTGTAAAAGACCGTATCTATATAAGAAAAGATTTAGTAGACCGTAGTGAATTAAAACGTATCTATGTGCATCAAGCTTACAAGGAAGACTCTTGCCAAAAGTGTCCTTCATTAGAAGACCGGCACTCTCACGTGTGTGATGAATGTCCTGCTTACTTAGGTCTTTACGAACTGTACAACAAAAAGAAATTCAAAGATAAAACCTACTATGGTATTTCTTTAGGCAAACGCGGCGAGTATAAAGAAGTACTCAAAGACAAAGTTAAGAAGAAAAAGCTTGAAGTAAAAGACCTTCGTTGTAACGCGAAGATGAAGCACAAAATTAAGTTTACTGGTACTTTAACTAAGCAGCAAATTAAACCCGTAAACACTATGACTAAAAAAGACTACGGTATTTTAGAATCTCCGGCTCGTTCAGGTAAGACGGTGATGATGACCGCTGTAGCTATCAATAAGGGAAAACGTACTTTAGTACTTGCTGCACAAACGGACTGGCTTTCTGGTTTTTACGAAACAATATGTGGGTCAAAAACTCAGAAGGCTTTAACTAACGTACCTAAACTTGAAAAGAAATACGGGTATCCGATTTGTGTGTTTGCAAAGAAGTATGAAGACTTCGTTAACCCAAACCATGATATTGTTTTGGTTACTTACCAAACGTTCCTTTCTAAGCGAGGCCAAAAGCTTTTAAAGAAAATAGTTGGAACCTTTGGTACTATAATGGTAGACGAATGTTTAAGTGGGGATACCAAAGTAGCTACTGGGTTTAATGGAGAATGGGAATACTTAAAAACTCTATATTCTGAACCTAGCAAACATAAAGTGTTATCCTACAATCATTCCACCAAAGAGAGAGAGTTAAAATCTATATTAGGGGTTAGTACTACTGAGAAGAAAACCTACTATGAAATTGAACTAGAAGACGGTAGTATTTTTAAATGCTCCGCTATGCATGAATTCTGGTCTAATACAAGAAACGAATATGTTATGGCCTGTGATCTTCAAGTCGGTGAAGACTTCATGACTTTAGACAACTCCGTATAAGTGTGTCTCCACCATTTTTTAGGTAACCGTATGCGTTTACCATTATTGCTCATTACTAATACTTTATATTTGTATCCTTGTTTGATTGCAGCTCTTCTTTTCTTCACTAGAAGGTAAAAAAGTTCTGAGGGCTTTCCATAATATTTAATCCCTGTTTTTTGCATACCCATCGTTACCAAAGACTTAACTTCTACAAGTGTGTTGCTCGTAGGTATGTAGAAATCAGGATAATGTTTCTTGTTACCGTTATGTTTGAAATGTATAACTGGAACTTTACCGCTGGAATTTTCAACTATCTCTTTCAATTTAATTTTCTTTCTATTAACTAAATATTCTAGTGCTTGTGGCTCAAACCCCATTAAGTTAAAGCTACGACCTTTTAGTTTAACATTCTTATATTTAGATACTTTGTTGCAGTTAGGGCAACCTTTCTGACAGCTAACTTTCCTTAAAACGTTGTCACCTCTCATTACTTTTTCATACCCGCATTTAGTGCAAGTGTGTATAGCAGGTAAAGAAATGCCTACCCACTGTACATTGCGTTTAACCGCAAAAGGTATTTTCATTTCTCGTAGTTTTTTGTTATACCTAGCTTTAGTCCACTTTATATTGTTACATGAACACTTTGAACACCCATACAAGTTTTTCTTAATTCTTCGTTCTACATAATTTGAGTCGATAGTGTAAAGTGACTTGCACACTAAACAAGTGTGTTTTACAGGCGTCATTGTATTTAAAAAATTCCCCAGAGGTTTTAAACCTGCTTTTTTGCACAAAGCTTCGTATTGTTTTTGAGAATACTTGGCATTCTTTGACTTTATTCCACGTCTTAATTTTCGTTGTGTGAGTCCTGCCTTTTGGGCTGCCAATTTACGTTGGCAATTAGGGCAAAATTTCTCGTGCTTTAATTTTATTTTCTTGTCTAGGTCTTTTACTTTTTTAACAAATTCTGTTTTGCACGTAATGCATAATAAATTTACTTTTTCCTCTCTAGTTATATATTCGTTACTTTTTAAAAGTCTAACTTCTGGGTAATAAGTTTTCAATTGTTTTTTGAATTCTGTCGCTTTCACATATTTATAATTCATATCGTACACCCAACGTCATATCAACCTACTAAAATTAGTGAGATGCAAAATGAAAGTTAAAAGTATTAAACGGGTAGACTGTAATATCAATCTATATGATATATCTGTTGAGGGTAATAACAATTTTTTTGCTTCTCCTGAAGGTTCAGATAAATTCTCACTTACCCATAACTGCGATATGGTTCCTGCTGATAGATTCGTTAGCATCATCAACTCTTTCGAGTCTAAAGTGCGACAAGGTTGCACAGGTACAACCGACAGAAAAGACGGTAAATACTTTCTTGTCGATCATGTCATTGGCCCTATTAAAGCTAAAACCAAAATCGAAACGCTTACACCTACTGTAGAGTTTATTGAAACAGGTATAAAAATTTCGCATGAATATAAAGTATTGGCTTACGCTTACCGAGCATTGGAACAGCATAAGGCAAGAAACAGGGTAATTCTTGAATGGATTAAACATGACTTGAAGCAAGGGCATTCTATTGTTATTCCAGTTGCTACTGTTAAGCAGTGTTTGAAATTGACTGACATGGTTAACAAAGCAATGAAGGAAGACGTAGCGGTTGCATTTACAGCGGCTAAAATTAAAAACAAAAAACAACGCGATCAATTAATCCAAGATTTGCGCAATCGTAGATACACTGTAGCAATTGGTATTCGCAGAATTTTGCAGCGTGGTATTAACGTCCCTACGTGGTCTGCTTTGTACGAAGTAACTCCTATTAGTAACGTACCTAATCAAACTCAGGAAACTGCGCGTATCCGAACTAAAATGGAAGGTAAGTTAGACCCGGTAGTCCGTCACTTCCTAGACGATTTTGGTTTTGCTAGAGGTTGTTTGCGAACGTCTTTGTTCCGCGTTTATATTCCTCAGAAATTCAAGATTAGTAAACAAAACTTCGACATATCTAAAAAGTATACGAAGCAAGGTGTAGTAACCAACAGACAAACAATGTTACCGGGAAAGACTAATAAAGTTAAAACCCGCAAACGATCATTAGACTGGTGACCTTATGTTTCAAACTAAAGTAGTGGTAAAGAAAGTATCAAAGGACACTTATACAGCGTTGTCTCTAAATACAATGCAATGTGCGACAGGTATTTCAGAAAAAGACGCATTAAAAGAATTGGAATTAAAACTGAAAAATTGTAGTAATTTTAATACTGCTCCTTTCTTTTACCACGCTTTGTACCTATTTGGGGTACTTACTTATAATTTGTTTAATATTAAGTCGCATTCTATTTGGTACGAAACGGTGGACGAATGAAACTTAAACTCAAGGAAAAGGACGTTGAATTAGCCCGTCGTTTCGGTATGCCGCAAGCAATAGAAACCTGCGCGCCTTTTTCTATTGA